CCCGATGTTCAAGCGTGGGATAAGTTCATACATGATGCCGAGGAAGCAGGTCTTATGTGGGAGTTTGTTCGTGTAGGTGAGGAGAATGGCGACATAGAGAGTGAAAGTGGTGGTGAGGATGTGCAGTATTTTTTATCAACAGACACTAACATTTATTGTGATTACTAAGGAGATATAGAGATGGACAAAATTAACCTAAGCAACCAAGCAATTCTAGTAGAGCTAAACATTCGTGTGCCTAGCTTTCGTAAACTGGATAAGAAAGTATCTAAAGAAGTAACGACTGCAAAGGGCGCAGATGATGGCGCGGGTAGGTTCAATAAGAGTTTACTTGCGGGTGTTGAGCAGTTAGAAAAGATACAGAAGTGGGTAGCGTCAGCGCGTGTTGAGTTCTACACAAAGACATTGCCATGGTCTGATAGCGGTCAGCGTCTAGTAGATATCCGTAACTTCATAGCGGTAAAGGATTGGCTCAACGACATGACGACCGAGTTCAATCAGCTAGCCAATGACTTCGTTGCAATGTATCCCAACCTAGTATCAGCACAAGCCTTTAAGATGGGCACGATGTTTGACCGCACAGAATACCCCGATGTTAGCGATATAGCTAGGCGGTTTGGCTTTACCTTTTTCTTTACACCCTTACCCGAGCGTGGTGATTTCCGCGTAGATGTAGGGCATGAGATAGCAGTAGAGTTAGAGGCGGAGTATGAGCGTGTGTATGGTGAGCGCACAACCCAAGCGATGGAGGACTTATGGACTAGGTTGTATAAAGTAACTAAGCATATCAGCGACAGGTTCAGCGATAACGACGAGGGCGGTAAGAAAGTTCTTAGAGACAGCGTGCTCGATAACGCGCTTGAGTTATGTAGCCTGCTTTCTGTTATGAACGTAACACATAACCAAGACCTTGACTGGGCGCGCAAAGAGTTAGAGGAAGCCTTACATGGTGTGGATATGCAAGATGTGCGTGAGAGTGATGGCGTGCGTAAGTCAGTTAAGGCTAAGGTAGATGAGTTAGCCGACAAGTTGGGTTGGTAATCGGTTCTTATTTAAGAACTTTAATTAAGGAGATAGAGATGGACTTAGTAAAACGTATTAAGAAACAAAACATATCCATTATGGGTAACAAAGCATGGATGGCATTAGGTGGTGTGATGTGCTTCGGTAAGTGGGAAGTATCAGAGACCATGCCGACAGCTTGCACCGATGGTAAAAATGTGTGGTATGGGCGTGAGTTCTGCGAGCCGTTATCCGACGAGGAGTTACGCTTTCTAATCTTACACGAGACAATGCACAAAGCAGCTATGCATATGTTTATATACAAACAGTTACACACGATAGATGGTCAGCGTGCTAATGCGGCGTGTGATTACTGGATTAACAATGAGTTAATCAAACAAGATAATAAGACAGGTTTCATTAAGATGATTGAGGGCGGTCTATACAATCCCAAGTATGACAAGATGACTGTCGTCGATATATTCAAAGACCTCGAGCAGTATAAGCAACAACCTCAAGATAGCAAGGGCGACGATGCGGGTGAGGGTGAAAACAGTCAGAACCAGTGTCGCACCACGGGCAAAGACGCGCAAGGAAATTCTATCACGGAGGGTTATAACCAAGGTGGTGGCATGGATGAGCACGACTGGGATAGTTTGTCAGACGACGACAAAGCCACGATAGAGAAAGACATCGAGATAGCGATACGTCAAGGTAGACAGCTAGCGGGCAAGATGGATGGCGATAAACCACGCATGATAGATGGCTTGCTAGAGGGTAAGGTTGACTGGGCAAGTGAGTTAGCCGAGTTTGTTAAAGAACGTATGGCGGGGCGCGACGAGAGCAGTTGGTCTAAACTCAATCGCCGTATGTTTAACGTAGGTTATTTCCCCGGCTCAATATCAAATACCACAGGTAGGCTAGCGATTGCACCCGATACATCGGGGTCTATTTGGGGTGAGCAGTTGTCTAGGTTCATGGGCGAGATTAAGAAGTTATGCGAGGAACTCAAGCCTGCAGGGGTAGATATCCTATGGTGGGATATGCAAGTATGTAGTGTGCAATCGTTCGAGCAAGACCAGTTAGATAATATAGAGAGTTACCTCAAGCCAGTAGGCGGTGGTGGCACAAGTCCACAATGTGTAGCGGATTGGTTGTCCTTAAATAAGAACCTCAACCATGAGTGCGTGGTGCTGTTATCCGATGGTTATGTAGATAGCTTTCCAGTCTTTGAAATCCCCGCATTATGGGTTATGACTAGCAATGTGGTAGCCGAGCATGGTAAGACTGTAAGAATGGAGGATATTTAATATGTATGTATCACCACACGGACTTGAAGGGCTACGCATATGGGCAATGTTATGGGGGCAAAATGTCGTCGATTTTTATGAACTACAAGAAGCTGAAATGCTTCGGTTCTTTGTCTTTAGTGAATATGAATCGTATGGGTATCTAAAGCGCGGGCATACCAAAGGTAAAAGTGTCAGTTCATTTATCCTAACCGATAAAGCATTAGAGTTAGTTAGGGAGACAGCATGAACATAGAACCGAACCGACTGATTAAGTTACAGTTTGAGGGTATTAGTTATAAACGCATAGCGCGTAAGGCAGATAAGCCTACGCATTCAATCAAAGCATGGATTATGGGAGGGTATGGATATGACCGCAGAGTTAGCAGTTAAACCACCAAGCTATGAGGAATGGCTTGAGGACCAATGGCAAGATAGCGGATGGTGGGATTGGTTACTACAATCAGAGTGTGAGTATGCTACCAATGAATTAGGACTAGAGATTGACCCGAAGGAAGTTTACTTTGATTTATATCATAACGAATGTGCGGGCAATGGATATATCTCGGACTACCCTAAGTTTGTTAAGGCTCACTACGACCGATTGGCTAAGGTGTCATTTGTTTATACAGAGATGCTACGCGATGACATGATTAAGTTTAAGTGGACAACTACTCACAATAATAACTTATCAACAAGAGAGTATGACACGACTGGCTACTGGAATGATGACTATGAGTTTACTCAAGGGTTCTTTAAGGGAATGCAAGTAGGCCCCCTATATACCGCCGAGCCCGATGAGACGAACGAGGCATTTGAGGAGGAGTTACTAGATATCATCGCGGATTATTTTAATGACATATTGCGAGCGTTACAATCAGAGGACGAAGTTCGCACATCAACAGAGGAGTATGAGGAATGGATAAAGAATTGTTGGAATCCGTAATGAAGTTAAGGGGGATTAGCATTGAAGTTACCCCGATTACTTACACCGATGATGATTTCTATAGAGACGCATGGACATTCGTTATTGAGGGCATACCCCCTTTGTATTCCGTGTCGCAGATACATCGCAGTGAATCATTAGCAAGAGAGCACGCAGAACATATCGTTCAATCAATTATAAGAGGAGAGTAACATGGCATATGGAAATTCATTTGATTTTAGCATTGAAAGTTTTGAGCAATTAGAAAGTATCTATAATAAGGTTAAGCCTATTAGGGAGAAAGAATATGGTGTTAGCCGTGACATTCGCCCAATCAACAGTCGTAACCAAAAGCATGTGCGAGTAGAAAAGATTGATGCCGATACATATGCTTGTGTGTTTTATTATACCCAATGCGTTATATATCATCGTAATGGTAAGTTAGAAGTTAAAACAGGTGGGTTCAATACGCAATCAACGACTGGGTTTATCAATGCGTGTATGCCTACTTTGTGGAGTGCTTTCAGACATCAATCAATGGTGCACCTACACGATAGACTTAGAACCATGTATTACATTGTAGGTGATAGCCCATTAATTATTAGTGATTACCGAGGAGCCCCTTACGAGATACTGAATGCAGTAATGCCAACTAAGCGTAGGGTTATGCGTGCGGAATCAAAGGCAAAGCGGGCTAAGTTCCAACCATTTCTTACCTTTGCTCGTGGGTTTATGGAAGTATTAGGTATGGAGGTCCCTAGAGATACCGAATTTGTATGGGGGGAGGGCAACCGACTACGCCATGAATTTTTTACTAACGCCGAAGCGTTCGCCGAGGACGATTACCTAAAACTATTATCCGCTTTTGTGCATCAGCGTTATCATCCAAACACATACGCACAAATAAAAGCCGAGTTAAGTAAAGAGGGCACAGTCTACGAGCGAGTTGATTTATATATGGGGGCTATGCAATGTCGATAAATGAGTGTAGTATGGTTAACCAACGTAACAAGGGGAGAATTATGTGTATGAAATTCAACTGAACGCCGATAAGACAGTTAAGCTAAAAGAATTTAGCACTAAATTCAAGGGGGCAAATTCGTCTACTACTATCTATGCAAGCGAGGCTAACATGCCCGACGACATCCTAACAAAACTATCAGCACTTAAGATGGTAACACCGCCCGATGGTTACGAGGATATAGGTCAGCGCGTAGATGATACAACCTTTTGGATATACGATTAAGGAGAATGATATGGAAGTAACAGTAAAACTTAGTTGGGCGCGGGTGATGCTCATGCTGGTCTACCTTATAGGTATCGGTGTGTTTGCTTACTCACGCCAGTGGGCCCCCGCATTGTTAATGGTCTCGCTAGTGTATTGGACCAATGCGGCATGGTTTTATGAGGGGAGAGGTAAGCGCTTAGTGGCATTGCTATACGAAGCTAAGGAATTGCTAAACGCAAGACGAAAAGAACCAGTGTCAGAAAAGGAGAACGCGTAATGTTTGACTTCATAGAAAAAATAATAGATGAATACGGGCATGGGTTGGTAATGAAAAGCATGTATGGCTTAAAGGTTGAACCCGACCCCAACCGTGAGAAAAAGGTGCAGGCGGTGATTGACAGCATGGGCGACAAGTATCTGTTAGCAAAGCCGATAGAAAGGAAAACAGATGGAGGACCTTAACGAGCGGGATTTGTTTGCTATGTTAGCTATGACAGGATTGATTGCAAATAATGGATTCTGCAAGGGGGTGGTGCCCATGTCATACGATATTGCAGATGCAATGATGAACGAAAAAAGAACACGTGATGCAGGCATTACTGCGTATGGGAGAAACGATGAGTAAACGAGATAACGAAAGAGAAAAAGCGCGGTCGGCTATAAAGAAAGCCGAAAAGAAAGCCGAGATGGCCGCAATAGTAAAAGCAAACAAAGAGCGAATGGCTAGAAAGAAAGCCGAGATAGATGCTGAAGTAAATGACAACAGAGAGCTAGTGTATAACTATGTTGCATCGCGTAAGGATGTAGTGGGTAAGACTTGCGTAGAGGAGCTGAAGTTCTTTGAGAAAGGTAAGCGATACTTAGAGTGGCTGTCGTTAAATGGGTATCTATCCCGTATGTTGCGCGCAGTTAACAATGGAAAGCGTATGTATGTATACAACGCAATAACGCCGTATGTTAAACCTGTAATAGTTGAAGTGCCACAAGAAACACAAGAAACACAAGAAACACAAAAAGATGCCAATGAAATTGTGTATGGTGTTGCTAGGGTTATTAGATTATTAGACCGCCCACAAATCCCACGAGATAAATCAGATAAAGTAAAGAAATCTGGTAGGGGTACTAGCAGTATGCAAAGTAGTATGAATATGTTTGGGAGTTGGTGATGATGTTGGTGATTGAGTATATCCAATGTTATTGGCAAGCATTTGGGTTAGGTATGTTATGTATGTTTTTAATAGGAGAATGGAATGAGCGACGGAATGACAGACATGTATGATGAAGAAAACGCACTAGCTAAACAGGTGGGTGGTAATCACTATGCGGAGATGGCAATACAGCCAGTAGAGTTTATAGTGGCTAATGACTTAGGGTTCTTAGAGGGCAACATCGTTAAGTATGTATGCCGACACCACGCCAAGAACGGAGCAGAGGACATTATGAAAGCAATACACTACTGCGAACTGTTATTACAAACTAAATACGGTGACTGATATGAAGACGTGCAAGAAGTGTGGGGAAACTAAAGCGTTCGAGCTATTCAGTAAAGCGGCACGAGCAGCAGATGGATACAACCCTAGGTGTAAATCATGTGCTAGTGCTTATGCAAAAATATTGCGGGAGCGAGACCCCGAACTATATAGCGCCAAACAAAAAGTTAAATACGAAAAGTATAAAGATGCCATTAGTAAACGCGCTAAAGAGTATCGGGCATTACATGGAGCAGAAATAAATAAGCGCAAGCAAGAACGCATTAAACAACGACTTGCAACAGACCCCGAATTCAAAGCGCAACACAAGGCTAGGAAGAAAGCTCAATACGAACGTCGTAAAGATAGACAATTAGCTAGGGGGAAACAACAACGCGCAGAACTTACTGATGCATACGTTAAATCATTGATGGGGATTGCACCTGATATATATGTTGCACCCGAAGAAATTGAATTGCGTAGACAACAGGTGATTGCATTACGTCAATTAAAAGAAACTAATACTAACCCCTCAATATTAACAAAGGTTTGTATTGCATGTAATACAGAGCAACCAAAATCAGAATTTTATAAATATGAAAACCATATCCATAGTAAATGTAAGGCATGTAGCATAGCTGGTTACTATAAGTATGTGGCAGAAAATACTGAAGCGGTTAAAGAATATCGTAAGAAGTATTACCAAGCAAATAAAGAACGTCTCACTGCGTATATGCGGGAATATGTTAAAAATAATCCTGAAAAAGTTAAAGAGATGGGTAAGGCATGGCGAGAAAATAATCCTGATAAAGTTTTACAAGCGCGTAAAAATTACGTAGAAAGAAACCGAGATAAAATATCTGAACGAAATAAACAACGATGGAAAAACTTATGGCGGACTAACCCTGACCAAATACGAGCTAAGAAACGTGAGGATTATGTAAGACGAAGAGATTATATATTGGCGTACAATCGAAAGATTGCAAAACAAGCAGTGGCAGAAATTTCAGATGCGTATGTTATACATCTATTATCTAATCACGTGCCCAAGGGAATGAATGTAGCCGACATCCCTGAAGCACTTATCGAAGCAAAACGGCTGCAACTAAAAATTAGGAGAATGACAAATGAAATCAGTAACAACACTAAGAAATGAATTAGCAGATGTATTTGACCAACTCAATTCTGGTCTTATCAAACCTAAAGAAGCAGGCGAACTTGCTAACGTAGCAGGTAAGATGATTAACAGCGCAAAGGTTCAGCTTGAGTACTATGCCTTGCGTAAAGAAACCCCAACGATTGACTTTTTAAAAGGTGAATAACATGAAAAAATTATTAATAGGTATGGCATTATTAGGTATTTCATTAACAACGTATGCGGCATGCACTACTCACACGGTTATGTCAGGTGGTAAGGTTGTGATGTGTACTACTTGTTGCGACAGCTTAGGTAACTGCAACACTACTTGTTTCTAGGGGCGAGTAATGTGGGTACTTCTTGACTTCGATGGCGAACCGATACGGTATTACAACTACCCTGCTACTGGAACGGTTGAAGTTGCGGTCAAGAAGTTATCGTATACGGAAATAATAGAACAACTAGGAGAAGCGTTATTATGAAAACAATAATACATGTTAACCAACATGTAGTTAAATCTAACGCGAAAACAGGGGAAAGAAATCCTGTTCTTACAGTAAAAACATATAAGACGAATACTTATGCGCACGAGGTGGAGATTAAGGGCGACAGCAAAGTTATATACAGCCCCGATAAACCACTAAGCTGTGGCGCTAAGGTTTGGATTGAAACTGACGGAGAGGTAACAATAAAATGACACAAGGCGCAAAAGTACCACTAACAGACGCAGAATTACACAAGGTTTTATCAGCCATGCACCACGGATTAATAGCCATGCAAGATAGACTTGATGACCACGAGAAAGTGCTTGAAAAAGTAATGCTTGTATTGCAAGACCTTACAGCAGGGCAAGTACCAAATGGATTTAGACAACCTAAAAAAGGAAACTAGTATGAAAATTAAACGGACAATGCCTAAGTGGGTATGGTGGAAAGCAGGCGAGTGTGTGGTTGAAGTAATAAAGACAGGGCACTACCCGACATCCATCATTGGTAAACTACCTACTGGTAAGGAAACAGAGATAGACATTGACGAACTTGAATTACATAGCGAGGGGGTAGAGGTATGACTTGGAACTATCGCGTGGTTAGATTTACAGAGGAAGATGAATATTATGAAATCAAAGAAGTGTTTTATGATACCGAGAATAATCCTGTAGGTTATAGCGATGCTATGTGCGGTAGCGATACTTATGAAGGTCTGTTTAAGTGTATGGGTATGATGCAATCAGCTCACGCAAAGCCAGTAATAGACGAGGAAGAATTCTACCGAACAGATACTAAGAAGGAGAACGACGATGCCATGTAACCAAAACTGTAATCAAGGGCGCGACTGCGACTGCGGACGGGATAGAAGCGTAGACAGAGCCACCGTAGTAATAGCCACCCTGCTGGTTATTTGTATTCTTTCCATTTGTTTGGGGTTATACAAACTTTATAATGGAAACAAGGGGCAAGACTGTCAGATAGAGGTGCAGTTCCAAGACAGCAAAGCTACATACATAGGGAAGACTGTATGACTAAAGACGAAGCATTAAAGATGGCGATTGAAGCGTTGAGCCAAGATGAAGGATGGTTTGAGCCTGAAAAAGCAATCCAAGCCTGTAAAGAAGCATTAGAACAGCCTAAAGAGCCACAGTATTTGTATGTCTGTAAAAGTGAAGCTGGATATCTATCATCTTCACTAGAGCCGATTGTTAATACAGGATGGAAATACATAGGCAAAATTAAATTAGAGGTTGATAATGACTGAAGCCGAGATGGATGAACTGCGATTCTTGTTGATACTGAGTAAGATGAAAGAGAACGCGGATAAGTTGGCGGGTAAGTAACTATGCTGGAAACCGTTGGTGCAACTGGGTTTGAGGCACATTGCGAGAGCATTGTTTGCGGATGTTTTGGCGAATGTATATACATTGTGTATATAGCACTTTCCCGAGTTTAATTTTATGCGTAAGTCTACACTTTTGGTTTAGTTTTGAACTAAAACCTGTTACTTATAGGCAACATACTGCACAAATTGGGTAAACCCTGTTACTGATAGGCAACATAACTCACAAATTGTAAACTCTAGGATACAGATATGAAAATAGAATTGATTGGCGACTTGATTGACCAACCCGACGGCAGTGCTTTAGCCCAACTGGATATGGACGAGGAAGGCATGATGTACTTAATGCAACAAGGTTTTGAATACATAATACTAAAAGGTATCAAAGCTATTAAGGAGGAGCAACAAAATGGCATCACGTAATGATATAACGGGTGATATAATTAAAAGTCGAATCAGTAGTCAACAATTCGAGGACAACTTTGATTTAATTTTTAGGAAGAACGAACCCATGCAATTAGAACTAGATTTTGGCGACGACCCTTTATGCAAATTATGTGGTAAAACTTTAAAGGCTAAAGGAAATGAGTGTGCCTACACGGCATGCCCCCTTAACTGGGATGAGACAAGGCTCGACACCATTGGGCAGAACGGTAATGATGGGTTGCATTATGAGGAACAGAAGTAGATGAGTGATGATGCAGATTTAGCACAGGACCGTAGTGACCGAGAGGAAGCGCTACGTAAGAAATATAACCGCAAACCCGTATTAGAAGCTGATGTAACTGGGGAGTGCTTGAACTGCTATGAGCCCGTCGGGTTTGGCAGGCGTTGGTGCGATGCAGATTGCCGAGGAGACTGGGAGAAACGAAGGGGAAAATAATGCGCTGTTGTACTACTTGCCACGAACAACAAGAGGACGAAGCATTTTATGCCGATAACAAATCGGGGTGGAGCAAAATATGTAAGTCTTGCCGTAAGGTAGCCCACCAAAAACATTACAATAAGATTTACTATTCACGCCGTAAGATAATCAAGAAGTTGTCTAAACAAGACGACGCCCAACACACACGCATACTGGAAAATAAGATAGAACAGTTGCGCCGTGAACACAAACAGTTTACTATATCAAACCGAGCCCGTATTAAGCAGATAACAGATATCATTAATACTGGCACATACGACCTTAGAAGTGTCAAGGCACTAGAGCGTCGCATGGATAGACAACGAGAAGCCGACGCAATATTGAGCGGACAGATACAGTTAGCATCAGCAGGGATAACCCCTCAGCACATTAGTATTATATGGAGAATGAATCATGGCAATGACGCCCGAAAAGAAAGTGAAAGACCAAATCAAGAAAATATTAGATGCGAATCAGATATATCACTTCTCACCGTTTATGGCGGGAATGGGTAGGTCAGGGGTTCCCGATATTATTGCCTGTTTTAAAGGGCACTTCTTAGCCATCGAAGCCAAGGCAGGCAACAACAAACCCACCGCACTACAAGAGCGCGAGCTAGCTAAAATAGAATCCTGCGGTGGACATGCTATGGTTATCAACGAGGACAATCTACCCGCACTGCAGTTCGTTATTAATCAAATATTAGGGGAATAGTAATGAACATCATTACACTAGACTTTGAAACCTTTTACGATAGGGCATTCAGTCTATCTAAAATAACGACCGAGGAATACATTAGGTCGCCCCTCTTTGAAACCATAGGCGTAGCTGTCAAGGTTAATAACGGCCCTACCGAGTGGTGCACTGGTGATTTTAAAACAATCAAATCATTCTTAAAAAAGTATGACATCCCGAACAATGCGGTGTGCGCACAGAACGCGCACTTTGATATGGCTATCCTTAACTGGATATACGACATACGACCTGCCAAAATACTAGATACCCTATCAATGGCTAATGTGTTGCATGGTATCAGTGAGTCCGTATCATTAAAGAACCTAGCCAAGCTGTATGGTATCGGCGAGAAAGGCACAGAAGTCCTTAACGCGCTAGGCAAACGCAGGCTGGATTTTACGCAGGACGAGATAAATGCTTACGGGGAATACTGCATCAACGATGTGGAGCTGACATACACCCTGCTTACCAAGATGATGCCGCAGTTCCCTAAGAAAGAATTAAAACTTATTGACTTGACGGTGCGGATGTTTACTGAGCCTGCGCTCAAGCTAGATAAGAAGTTATTAGAGAAAGCCCTGTATGAGATTGGCGTTGAGCGTCGTAGCCTTATGCTTAAACTAATGAATGAGCTTGGGGTAAAGACCGAGGAAACATTACAGAAGCAGCTCATGAGTAATGAACAGTTTGCTAAACTACTTAAGGAGAACGGAGTTGAGCCACCACGGAAAATTAGCCCGACCACGGGTAAGGAAACCTACGCATTTGCAAAAACGGACGAGGAATTTACGATGCTTGAGGACCACCCGAACCCAATTATACAGGCTCTTTTCGCAGCTCGTATGGGGTTCAAGTCTACTATCGGTATCACTCGGTCCGAAGCGTTCTTATCTATTGCTGAAAGAGGGACCTTTCCGTTCCCGCTCAAGTATAGCGGGGCTTGTGTTACCCATCGGTGGTCGGGGTTCGACGTCAATCCGCAAAATCTATCGCGAATCGACCTCGACAAGCCCAAAGCCACAGATGCACTTCGTTACGCGTTACACGCCCCCAAGGGCTATAAGCTGGTTGTTGCCGATTTAAGTAATATCGAGCTACGCCTAGGACTATGGCTTGCAGGACAGGACGACAAGCTCGAGCTTATCCGTGAGGGTAAAGACTTGTACCGTGACTTTGCATCACAAGCATATCAGATTCCATATGAATCTATTGGGAAGAAAGACCCGAAACGTTTCGTAGGCAAGTGCGCATCGCTATCATTGATTTATGGTACAGGTGCGGCTAAACTGCAGGGGACAATCCGCATTCAAAGTAAGGGTGCTCAAACAGTTACAGAGGGAGAAGCTAAAACGTTAACTACTATCTATCGCACTGGCTATGACAAAGTCGTAGAAACTTGGGGGCAAGGAACCAGTGTCCTCGACGCGCTCCTCAAAAAACAATCAATGAGCTTTTGTAAAAACGGCGTGGTTCAAGTTACCCCCGAGGGTTTGAAAAAACCAAACGGTCTTGTGCTGACCTACCCAAACCTAGTCAATGGAAAGAATAAAGAGACAGGCAAGAACGAATATACCTATGCGCAACGTAATGGGCGCGATAAAGTTTATGGGGCAAAGGTGTTTCAGAGGTGTACACAATCGCTTGCGCGTGATATTATGGCTGAGATTATTCTAGAGATAAGCAAGAAGTATCATGTTGTGGGGACAGTTCACGATGAGGTATTGCTACTTGTTGAAGAAAGTTGTGCAGAACAAGCACTTAAAGAATTACTAACCTTGATGCGAACGCCGCCCGAATGGGCACCTGATTTACCGCTTGATGGCGAAGGGGGCGTAGCGGATAGCTACGGAGATGCTAAGTAAATGAGATTATCGTTCAGCGCAATGAAAGAGTTTGATAACTGCCCACGCAAGTATTATCAGGTTCGTATATTAAAATCGTACCCACACGAGGACTCTACTGCGACGCTGTACGGTAAAGAAGTTCACTTAGCCTGCGAGGAATACATCAGAGATGGTAAGGACTTGGGTGGTCACACGCGGTTCAAAGGTATACTGGATAAACTGAATGCCTACCCCGGCGAGAAGTATTGTGAGTTAGAGATGTCGATTGATTCAAATGGGCAATGCTTATCGTTTGATTCAGATGAGGGGACATTCCGTGGGGTTGCTGACTTAGTTATTGTCAATGGTGAGACCGCTAGGGTTGTAGACTATAAGACTGGTAGCGCTAAGTACCCCGAGCCTAAGCAGTTAGAGTTGATGGCGCTAATGGTATTTGCTAAGTTCCCGACTGTCATGACAGTTAAGGGTGCTCTGTTATTTCTTTTACACGATGTAATGATTAAGCGTGAGTACGACCGCAAGGATTTTGCACATTTACTCGAGCAATGGTTGGCGAAACGCGATAGTATTATGTTATGCGCGGATGTCGGTGTATGGAATCCTAACCCAACAGGATTGTGTAGCTGGTGTCCGCATAAATCATGTGAATATTGGCGACCGAAAAGGAAATAACTATGCCCCGCAAAAAAGGACCCCTTCCACCCGAATACTGGAAAAAACAATACGAGATGCAAAAGGCTCGTGGCGAAACGAAAGACCAATTAGAAAGACAAAAGGCACGACGTGAATACGATAAAAAAGGTATTGACCGTGCAGGTAAGCATATTGACCACATAAAACCAATACGTGCTGGTGGTACAACGACATCGGGTAACTTACGATTGCGAGACCCAAGCGCTAACGAGGCAGACAATAAACATGGAACTGGTAGAAAACCGCGCAGTAAAGCTAAAAACTAGATTAACCAGCAACATACTAAACAAAATCCCTAAGAGCAAGCTCGTAGGGAGAATAGCAAATACCGACATCGATGAGGTGTTGGTTTATTGGGGGCGCGATGAAGTTCGTGCCCTTCATTCCCTTGGGTTTAAATCTGTACCCCCAGCCCCTATGCGGTATACTTGGACTGGCATGTACAAACCAATGTCGCATCAGACAACCACCGCTGAATTCCTATCTACCTACGACCGATGCTTCCTATTATCTGAACAGGGCACTGGGAAGACTTGCTCTGCGGCTTGGGCGGCAGACTACCTTATGCAGTTAGGAGAAGTCAAGCGCGTGCTTGTTGTATGCCCGATTTCTATTATGCATGCCGCATGGAAGGACGATTTATTCCGTTCAGTAATGCACCGCAAGGTAGGTATTGCCCACGGCACCAAAGAACAACGCAAGCGAGTTATTCAATCAGATACAGAGTTCGTGATAATTAACTATGACGGCATTGAGATTGTTATGGATGACATCATAGCAGGTGGGTTTGATTTAATTATCGTAGACGAAGCCAACAACCTCAAGTCCACATCAACCCGTAGGTGGAAAGCCTTTAACAAAATCATGGCTGCAGCTAAACCAAGACTATGGATGATGACAGGTACACCAGCGGCACAATCACCCGAGGATGCATATGGGTTGGCTAAGTTAGTATGCCCCGACCGTGTACCGAAATACTTTACTCAATGGCGCGACATGGTTATGCAAAGACTAACCCAGTTTAAATGGGTACCCCGCCCACAAGCTAAGGACATCGTATTCAACGCATTACAACCAGCGATTCGATTCACTAAAGAGCAATGCTTAGACTTACCTGAGATGGTATTCACCCGTCGTGATGTAGAGCTAACCCCGCAACAACTTACCTACTACCGACAGATGAAGAAAGACATGTTGATGTCCGCTTCAGGAGAAGAAGTTAGCGCAGTCCACGCGGCGGCTAACCTTAATAAGTTATTACAAATATCATGTGGCGCAGTCTATTCAGATACTGGAGAAGTGCTACGGTTCGATGCATCTAATCGACTAAATGTTATGGATGAAATCATTGACGAGTCTGATAAAAAGACTATTATATTTGCCCCATTCAGACATGTAATTGAATTGATTAAGGACCATCTAGCCGCACGAGGTATTCAGACTTCATTTATCCATGGCGATGTAAGTCCATCAAAACGGGGTGACATTATTAATGATTTCCAAAATAGCCCCGACACACGAGTTATTGTTATTCAACCACAAGCGGCATCTCACGGGATTACCTTGACGGCGGCATCATCTGTTATTTGGTTTGGGCCAACCTCAAGTGTAGAAACGTTTCTACAAGCTAACTCTCGTGCTCACCGTAATGGTCAGGATACGAAAGTAACAATCTTTATGATTCAAGGTAGTCCAGCAGAGGAGAAAATGTATGACATGTTGAACAAACGAATTGAAAGTCACGAGGGGCTAATTAACCTTTACAAGGAAGTATTACAGATGTAAGTACACGAATATACTTAAGAACGCTTGACAGGGATTTAAAATACATATAAGATTATACCCTGCTTAACACGAAAGGAGAATTCGATGAGCGAAATCACAGCAGAAAAGTTAGCTTCAGTCTATTCAAAGATTAAGGCTAAACGGTCAGAACTATCACAACAAGATTCTAAGTTGAAAGAGCAAGAGGACTTAGTTGCCCATGAGCTATTGGAAATATGCAAGGCGCAAGGGTTAAACAGCCTGAAAACTAAACACGGTACTGTATCACGGGTTGTTAGTGATAGGTATTGGGTTAATGACTGGCAACCATTTGCAGAGTATGTAAAAGAACATGATGCTCTGCATTTACTTCAACGTCGGGTATCTGATTCAGCTATGAAAGAATGGCTAGCAGACCACCCAACCGATTACCCGCCTGCACTTAATTGTGATAGGGCATATTCAATTAGATTTACTAAACCAAGAAAGGAGCTGGAATGAGTGACGAAATTCTAACGGCGCAAGGTGCCGCACAGTTTTTAAAAATCTCAACTAAGTTGTTATATAAACTTATTAATACAGGTGAAATCCCTGCTAAGAAAATCGGGAATGGTTTCCGTATTCGTAAAGCGGCATTAGAGACATACATGAACAATAGCTTTGATGTGCTAGATTTTAGTATGAATAACGAATTTCCCACCGAAGCATTAATTGATATCCAAGACTTTGCACATACAGAAGGAGAAACAAATGAGTAACATGGCGATATTCCAAGGGGGCAACTTACCATCATACTTAAAAGGTATTGAGCTAGATGCAACCACCAAGAACCTAGCAGGTAACAGCGGTAGCGGTAGCAAACGTATTTCAATCAAAGGCGGCGTGTTCCGCATGTTGGTTAATGGCGAAGAGCTAATGGTTAACGAAGAGCGTGCTATGAATGTAGTTATCGTAGCATCATCACCACTAGGCCGTACATACTATGAAGGCTCGTATGATTCAGAAGCCGCGCCAAAAGGTCCTGCATGCTGGTCAGCTGATGGCGTTAAACCAAACTCGGATGTATTCGACCCTCAAGCTAATACTTGTATGTCATGCGAGAAGAACATTAAAGGTTCAGGCCAAGGCGAGAGTCGTGCGTGTCGTTATACCCAACGTCTTGCAGTTATCCTAGAAGGCGATTTAAGCGGTGATGTATATCAACTGTCATTACCATCAACATCCATCTTTGGTAAAGGCGTAGACGGTCAAAAACTACCTATGCAAGCATATGCCCAATCTATCGGCGCATTGAAAATGCCAATCAGTGCAGTAGTTACCGAGATGCGTTTCGATACAGCATCAGCTACACCTAAGTTAGTATTCCGTGGCATTCGCCCATTAGAAGAAGCCGAGTATAACGTCAGTGTTGCACAAGGTAAATCTGATTCAGCATTGCGCGCTATTACTATGACAGTTTCACAAACAGACGGCGTGAAAGATAAGCAAGCAGCTGCGCCAGTAGCACAACAAGTAATCGCACCACCAGTAGCTAAGAAAGCAGAACCTAAAGCAGCACCTGAAATCCACGAAGAAGATTCAGTAGTTGCCGAGCCTATCAAGGTTGAGAAGGAAACCCCACCGTTAGTAGAGAAAACAGAACTTGCTTCTCTAATTGACGAATGGGACGAATAGGGTCAGAATAGAATCCTTCTGTTGAGAGTACGTTGGCTAACCCCAGCGTACTCTTTTGTATCGAATCGGGGCGAGAATGAACGCATTAGACTTTATTGATGCCGTTGTGCCTAGTGGGGGAACCTACTGCATTATCGGCGTCAATCCAACGAAAAAGGAACCCAATCAAAGATTCGCAGACAACTTAGCTGATGTTAAGAAGATAATAGAAACAATAGACCAATCTTCTACCAACACCTATTTTGCATTAAGCTCATTCAAGGATAACAGCTCAAGAAAAAAAACCAATGTCAAAGAGATTAAATCTTTTTTCCTAGACATTGATATAAGTGCTGACCCTGAAAAGCTTGCTACAAAACAAGCCTATGCTAATAAAGCAGACGCCCTAAGCATTGTTCGTAAATTTATTGATGACACAGGATTACCATTGCCTGCTGTCGTGGATTCCGGTGGTGGGTGGCATTTGTATTGGATTTTAGATACAGCTATCACTCCTGAAAAATGGCAACCAATAGCAGACTTATTTAAACAGCTGTGCTTAAAATCGGGGTTACATATTGACCCACGAGTGCCAGCGGATAGCGCGCGCGTGTTACGCGTTGTCGGTACGAACAACACCAAATACGGTGTTGAGGCTAAGTTCCTTAAGGGCATTGAAATCCCTAGGCCTATTGCCTTAACCCAGTTTGAATCTCCCGTGCGCGCGAGTTGTGCAGAGCGTGGGATTAGTGAAGTTATCGCTAGACCAAAAATCAAATTCGAGATGGACGCCACAACTGCCCATCTAGCTGGCAATAAAGCCAAGAAATTCTCAACCATTGCGATTAAAAGTCTCAAGGGTGAGGGCTGCATGCAAATCAAAAGCATGCTAGAAAAGCCTAACTCAGTTCACTACGACTTGTGGTGCGCGGGTTTATCAATAGCGAATGTATGTGATGATGGCGATGTTGCTATCCACAAATTATCAAAGGGGCATGATGGCTACACTTTTGAAGCAACCGAAGACAAGGCTCTTGAGTTTAACAACGGTCCGCGAACATGCGGGTGGTTTCAAGATAATTTTCCTCATGGATGTACCGGCTGCAAACATGCAGGTCAAATCGCCACCCCTGTTAAATTAGGTGAATATGTTGCTGAATCAACTGCCGAAGAAATCATTCTCCCTAATCAGGTAGCTGCACCAGCAGTGGTGCCCGAGAGCACGTCTGCTATATCTAACTTAGTCACCGACGAAGCGCCGAAGGCATACAAGATACCTAAACTACCATTTCCATATTTCCGTGGACTAGAGGGCGGTATCTATAAGAAAGTAAAGGGCGAGGACGGAGAATCTGAAGACGATGTAGTTTACCTCAATGACTTGTTTGTTACTAAGCGGGTTAAGGATGTGAACGAGGGTGAGGTCTTAATACTAAACCTTATCATGCCACAGGACGGGTTAATTGAGTTTGCTATCCCATTAAAGAGTATAGCGTCGATTGATAAATTACGTGATGCGCTAGCCTTTCATGGGGTAGCCGTTACTTACAGGAAACAAATGGAGTCTATCTTGGCTTATATAGTTACAGCTAACAACGAACTACAACGGTTCACAAAAATAGAAATGTCTCGCCCTAATTTCGGGTGGCATGATAACGCATCAGTATTTGTTCTTGGTAAACGTGAGATTACACCTAAGGGTACAAACTATAGCGCGCCATCAACAAAAACAGCATCACTAGCTGGGTACATGGAACCTACTGGGAACTATGAGGAATGGAAAATTGTGCGTGATGTGCTAGGTCGTAAAGGCTGGGAATACCATCAGCTAGGAGCATTGATTGCGTTTGGTGCGCCACTTATGGAGTTCACGTCTGAGTCAGGTATGATGTTTAACTTCGTGAGCGAGAACGCTGGTACAGGTAAGACGCTAGTACAACACTTCATCAACTCTGTGTACGGTAATTCTAAATACATGATGATGCGTAGGAGCGATACATTAAACTCACGTTACGACCGACTAGGGGTGCACTGCAATCTACCGCTTTGCTTTGACGAGCTGACCAACCTAACAGCACCGGAGACATCAGAACTGTCATACAGTATATCTGAGGGCCGCGCCAAGAATCGTTTAGAGGCCAGCGCTAACAAAGAGCGCGTTAATACTGCATGGTGGAAAACACTTGTAGCTGTATCATCTAATGCATCTATGGTAGATAAACTAACAACAACTAAATCAATGGCTGACGGTGAGCTGCATCGGGTTATGGAGTTTCCGTTTGAGAAGCCTGAAGAGCTAGACCCTGACTTCGCACAAAACCTAGTCACGATACTAATGCAAAACTATGGGCATGCAGGCGATATCTATATGAAGGCAGTTGTTAAAGATATCGTAGGGACAAAAACGCTACAAACTAAAGTGCGTAAAATCCTTAACCGTGAGCTAGGTTCTTTATCAAGTGAACGGGTGTGGGTATCAGGCTTTTGTAGCATGATTGCTGGCGGGTACATCGCTAAGTCATTAGGTGTTATCGACTGGGATATTGATGCCTTGTTTAAGTTATCTATGGAAATTATCCGTGACAAGCGTGGTGAGGCGGCGGCTGAGAAGGTTAGCTTCAATACTGTCATCGGTGAATTCTTATCAGAGAACAAAGGCGCAATCCTTCAAATCAATGGCAATGCAGACGCCCGTAGTGGTATTGAGCAAGCACCTATCTTTAACCCGAACATCAGGATTGTGGGCAGGTATGAGCCCGATAAGATGCAGTTGTTCTTACTACAAAGTACCTTTAAAGAGTTCTGCGTCAAACGTCAAATACCGTACAACTCGGCTATTACTGGCGTTACTGACGGCATGAAGTTCTTAGGTAAAAAGAATGTACGTATTATGAAAGGCACAGGTATCGACGCACCATCAGTTCCGGTGTTGTGGTATCAAGGCAATCTTGGATTAACAGTTACGGAGGCAGACCATGAACATAGTACTTAGAGAGACAGGCGATAGTTTTGGGTATACTGACCCAGACTTTATGTCTAAAATTAATGACGAATATACAAAACGAATGGTTGCTAAGTTATTGGGAGAAGATATAGAAGTAGCATACTCTTGGCCAATAATGCGACGTAATGATGAAGACGGGGATTCTAACCACAGGCTTACCATGATACATGGGTTCATGATGGGGGAGCTAAACTTAGATTATAAGGAGGTAAGGGCTAGTCCACTATTAGGAATGTATGACCATAAAGGGCTATTAACCTCAGTTTGGCAAGGACCTATCGACTTAAAATATGTTGCTGCTATCCATCACGGATGGGAAAGGTGGTATGAGGATGCGCATTATGTAGTCAGTTTTGGTGGACTTGATGAACTTGATTCGGAAACGTTTGTAGTCGGATATGAAACAGCCGATTGAGTTACCTATAAGTAGCATGATGGTGGGGGATAGTTTCTTTGTCCCCTGTGTTGATGAGACGGAAGTTAAAAACGAGGCTAGAAAGATTGCGCGCCAGTATAAATATAGGTTGCGCATGGAAAGCGTAGTTTATAATACATTATTTGGTGTTAGGGTATGGCGGATTGAATAACACAGTGCTATAATTCTCCTGCACTTAAAACGTGCTCATTCTCCGTGTAGTGATTAAAGTCCCCGGCCTCCCCCGCTGGGGATTTTTTTATTCCTCTTCTAACTGGTCTTTCATTTTAACAATACGCTTACCAATCAAGTTTCTTTCTCTTTCAGCAATCTTATCTAACGCTTCACGTTTCTCTGCGCCAGTCAGTGTGCTAGTTGGGCTCATGACACGATGCTTAGCTTTACGGGTAATCTCAAGCTGGTTGTTGATTGCATTAAGTTGTGGAACAAGGCGCAGTTCAGCCGCATGCTCTTTTTGGTACTCTCTTGCTCTTTCATAATCCCCTTCACTACGGTATTTTAATAGTGCTTGATGGATTGGCATTACTTTGTTACGCAAGTCATAGTAGTCATTTTTACGTTGGCTACCTTCAGTATCATAGAACGCCGCACCAACCTCAGGGATTTGGCTTAGTTTAACATCGGGGCGCTCTTCACCTGATACGCTACCTGCAATCCAGTTAGTTAAGAACACCGCATCTTGACCCACAGTACCGAATGTACCGCGAAGTACGTTATCAATCTTAATTGGGCTGATTGAATCACCAAACATATCCATACCTAGGTCACTTATAAACTTAGCGGCTTCAGATGATTGCCCTTCAACATACTGCTCATTAGCTGGCAAGTTTTGTAGGGTAGGGCTTACCAACGCGCGGTCATTAAAGAACGAGTAATTAGTTATGTTCTCTAGCATAGGAGTCACGATTGTAGGCATCATGTCTGTTGGAGTGATGAGCATGTTACGCAACCCAGCACCAATTGCTTTACGCGCTTTAGCACCATCCTCAAACTCTTGGTCTGTTAACAATCTATAGGTATGCTCAGACGCTGCTTTAAGTGCAAGGTACTCAGGTGCGACAGGTATTTTTAATGGGATACCACCAGCATCGATTAGGAAGTTACGATTGCGGACTTCATCATTTGCATTTTCATAATCTTCATCACCGCTACGTGTCATCGCATATACAGCGGTCAATGTGGCAAACTTACCTACCTTCATTGCAAGCATTTTACGGGCTTGTTCTTTTGTAATTCCTGGGATGTTACCCTTTAATGCATCTACTAAACGCCAGTCAGATTGAATACGTGCGTTAATAAACGGTACTGAAGACATCATCATACGAGCAAACGCAGAAGTACCTTTGTGGTTAAAGTTAATCATCATCTGTGCACGAAGCGCCGCTTCTTTTCTAAGCACATCCATATCAGTGCGACCTTCTTTTACCCCTTGCGCAATCACTGAATCATACACAGTAGCACGAGCTGACAAGTCACTGTTTCGGGCTATACGCTCACCGCGCTCAAGTACAGACTCTGCCTTACCTAGCCATGTATCGTTATGGGTGCCCATCAAATGCTGAATCATGCGGTCAAAACCTTCTTGGATATCCACTTGACCAACAATACCATGACGACCTAACTCTTTAGCTTTCTCAGAATCATTTAATAAGTTCTTACCCTGATGGCTGATAGAGGATGCCAATGTTTTTGCAAAGCTATGTTCACCACCTGACTGCATCCATGTACGCTCAGCATCGGCCCACATCTGACGGTATGCAAATGATGGAGTAATAGTAACCCCGCGACGTAATGTGCCGGTAACGGCACGAGCTAAGTTCAGCGCGCCACTTTGGAATATTGGGGCAGAGATAAATACCGCCGCATCGTTAGGGTTATCTACTTGGAAGCGCTCAATCACACCATCTTTAAGGACTGAGAATACGTTCTTACCATTAGCTTGCCCGCCTTTAACCCAACGACCAAGGCCCACTTCACTAAACTCTTCAGCTAAGCGCAATGCGGTATGGTTGCGCATCATACGTTGACCTAACCACATTTGATTCTTAACGATGTTTTCCATTGGGTCGCCGACATCAAAGTCTTCTGTTTTAAATCCCAATTTCTGTTCACGTACAGCGGCAGTTAAGTTGTTCATGAATACCGCGTCCATACCCTCACTGTCTGTGATACGATATAAAGGTAAGTATTCTGCACGGTCTAACCACTCATCTGCTTGCTTTTCAGTTTTTAATCCTGACTTAATAAGTGTGTCGCGGTTGTTTTTACGAATCACGTTGTACATGTCACGCCACTCTTTAAACTCTGCTGCATACTCTTTCTGAAGTTCTTTACCCCATTTGTATGACGCGTCAGTAAACTCGGCTGGTGTTTTAATGTTCTTATCTTTAAGTTCTTTATAGCGGTCAGCGTAGGCCATAGTCTTTTTAGCCTGCTCAATCATGCCAGCGGACATACCTTTAGATTTCATGGCTTCATCGATAGCTTTCCATTTACCGGCTAGCTGAGGGATATTGTTAACTTTGTCGATACCTACATCAAAGAACCCTTTATTATCAATACGAACATAACCTTCTTTCATTGCCTGAATGATAAAGTTCATCGAGTTTAAAGTATGCTGCATTAACATCGTGCCGCGAATCTTGTTCGTAGTCTTGGTGTAGAAACTTTCAGGGCCGTAGTATGCATTGGCCTTGCGGTGCGCTGAGAACAAAGGACCAACCATCTTGTTACCGATAGTATCCAACATCCCACGCAACTTACCCGTGTCTGCATTAGCATAGTTCTTCATAGCCTGAGCAAAGGTTTCTTTTGGTGGGGTCTTGAATACAGTGTACCCTTTAGCCTTCATGGCGGCTTCTTCACCTGCGGATAACTTGGACTGAGAATCAAACTGCTGGTTACGTGGACCCATCTCACCTTCACGACCCATTTCTAATCGGGCTGCGCCATGCACTACATCAACTAAATCTTGTGCACTAAAGTCTTTAATATTCAGGTGGAGTTTCTCTAGCGCTTTGTTGATAGAGTTCCATAAGTTTGTAATCCAAGTCTTAGTTAGTTTGGATGGTTCTTCAGTTTTACCGCCCGGAATAATCTTATGCTCATTAATAGCAATCTCAGAGAAGTAGGCAATCAGTTCTTTATTAGCCTTTTCGCCCTCCATACCCTCAATGCGTTTTAAAGCTTTCTTAGCAATGATGACATCTAACTTCCCGCCTTGCCCATTAGCCATATCACGAACACGGTTTGATAGCATGGTTACACGGTCTTTTCCTATTAAGTTATCAAGACCTTTATGCTCGCCAATCTCATGTAAGATAACCCCTAGCTCATTTCCTTTAGGGATGTTTTTTGTAAAGAAATATACTGACCCATCACGACCAAAGTACAGGGCCTTACTCTTATCAAATTCAGCTTTAGTTTTTTCAGGTAGGTCTGTATCAGCAATAGTTTCCGAAATACGCACTGCGCCATTCTTAAGCGCGCGAGCCAACCATACTGGGTTAAACCAATCTTTAATTGTTTGCTCCATTGCATCAACGGTCGTAGGCTCTTTAGCTTCTTTAGGTGCGCGCTCGCCTTTACGTTTGCCCTTTGATTCAAGGATATCCTTACCCATCAGTCTTTCGCCGTAGGTTACATCCGTATCCCCTGCTTTTATCGCGGCTTCCAATAATTCTTTATTTGCTTTTTGGGTTTCTTCTATTTTTGCATCAAGTTGTTTAACTAAGTCTTCCGTTTTTGCCTTGTATATAGGAGCTGATTTTTTAGTTTCACCTTTAATAAAATCATTGGCTTCTTTTACACGAGCCTGTACGTTAGCTTCCCAATCGTTAAAGTTTCTAGCGTCAGGTTTGGCTTGGTTTAATTCTGCTAATGTATCGCGCAATTCTTCAGGAAGCTCAATTTTATTTTTAGCCATTGTTCGGGCAACTTCAAAAATAGCGTTCTTGCGCGCAGTGATAGTTTCTTTTAGTGTAGCTTTTTCTGCAGCCACATTTCCTTTATCTCGTCCTGCGTTTCTAACAGGTACTCCAGCAACATCTCCCAATGCTCCTGCTCCAGCTCTTCCAGTTTTGGGGGTAACGGCAGCTGGTTGTCTTGCAGGCACTTCCATGCTTGGCTCACTTCTTGGTCGCTCAGCGACACCACCGACTGGTCCACTTTCATCACTACGCACGGCTTTGGTTGAGGGTTTTCCTGAGATTGGGGTAAAGAGATTTCCTTGTCCTGGGATTTCATTTACTACTCCTTCGCCTGCTTGTTCTTTAGATAAAACCGCTGGGACAAACTGTTCTTGGCTCGCTGCAGCTTCTTCATTTGCTTTAAGTATTTCTTCAGCTTTTGGTTTTTGGCGTTCCAAATAGAACTTATCAGCTTCAAGTTGTTGCTGTTCTGTTTTATATCTCGCTTCTTCAGCAAGCTGCTGCGCTCTAAAATCTTCTCGATTGACGCCTTCAGGTAGTGTAGTTTCCAACTGCGTCATTTTTTGTTCAGCGGTAAGTTCAGGCTCTGCGGGGATTTCTTTAGTTCTTGCAGCTTCTTGGCGTGCTTGGTCTTCTAAGTATGCTTTACGTAACTCAGGTGTTTTCAATGAAGCTAGCTTGATTCGTTGCTCATTTTCAGCAATTTGTGCTTTGGTTATCGCCGCTTCTTCCGCATGTTTTCTATCAAGTACACGATTAAAATCAGCTTCATCAGCAATGCGCTGAACACGTTTAGCCTCGCTTACAGTCGTAGGATGGTTTGCAATAGCATCATCAAGTAGTGTTGCCATGTGGTCAAGTTTATTGATGTCACGTTTAGGCGTGGTGCTATCTGCGGCTTTCTCATCCACTGTCTGACGCATTGCTTGTAATTCTTCGAGCGGTACTTCTAACAACTTAGATGTAGTAGGTACACCAATCTCACGCAAGTCTTCAAGAGCTTCAATCTGCCCTACGTATTTTTGTTGTTCTTCATTTAGTTTGTTATAGGAAGTGTCTTTTTGTTTGAACTTCTGCATGTACTGTTGGAGTTGTGGGCGTAATGCTTGCTTCTCTTCTTCAGTATAGTTCTTGTTGGCTTTTAAATCTTTAAGGAATGCTTTAGTCCCTTCAAGCGTATTTAATGCTTGAATATCAGGATGGTCTTCGATTGATTTGCCGATGCGTTCAGCTAACCCAGTTTCTTTTAATATGCTGGCAGTCTGTGCTTTTCTTGCGCCGAGTTCTTCATAGACTTTTGCATAGGTCGTATCCAACTGGCGCAACCCTTCTAGGTCAGCAGCTCGTTGTTCTGCTATATCAATCGCATCTTGTTCTTGGCGCAGTTGTGCCGCACGCTGCTCGGCTGCGGTAGTTAGTTTTCCTTCTGCTACCCCACGGTCTGAACCATGCATAGCTGCAAAGAACGGTGATAATAGCCCTGCTGTTTTTGCTGCCTCACCTACTTCACCTAGGCTCATCATGTCTTGGCCAGCTTGCGCACGGCGGATAGACTCAGTACCGACCATCATGCCAGTACCAGCAGCCGTATTAGCGGCCATAGCTCTTAGATATTGTGGGAGTTTGCCAGCTAGCTGGGCTGCGGCTTCTTCGCGTGTAAGTTCACCAGAAAGAACTTTTGGAACTAGTGTCTTTTCTGCAACGGGCGCTAATTGTGGAACTAACTTATTAATGTATTTCGTGCCGGGGAATCCAAAGCCAACGAGCGCAGCTTCAGGAATTGTTGCAAGTGCAGCGGCAGTTAGATTGATTGCTTCATTGGGATGTGCTTGTTCTTGGGCTTGGATGTTGTACCCCATTTCAGCAGGGGCTGCGACAGCAGATGTTGTAGCTGCGCCCATTAAAGCTTTTCTTGCGGCATTAGCTGCAGTAGCAGCGGCCAGTTGTTCGCCAGTTAATCCTGCTAATGCAACGCCACCAAGAGCTTCAGGGGCTAACATACCAGCAGCAATAGGCGCACCATATCCACCAACGATACCACCACCCGGCTCAGCTATGTTTTTGCGTAACCACTTACCAGCGGTTGACATCATGCCTTGGGCATTAGCTACATCTTCTTCGGTTGTTGGCTCAAACTCGGTTTGGGCTTTTAACTCATTCTCTTTAGCCCATTGTTTGAGCTTATCGCTACCAGTTACTTCACCAATAGCACGTTCAGCTGCGCCTAATGAACCATGAAACCCTGCCTTAGTAGCAGCAACAAAACCTGTTTTCTTCTCATGTTCTTTCTGTGCTGCAGCTTGTTCCGCTTGGCGATAGGTAATAGCATCAATTACTTGCTCGCGTGATGCCCCTTCAGGACCGTCAATAGAGTATGTTTTTCCATCAGGCCCCGCAATAGAATATGTTGGCATTACACTTCCTTATTTATTTTGTACTTACTTTAGCGGGCCCCATTGAGCATACTTACTGCTAGCACCCGATGGAGCAGCCCCTCTACCCAATGTTTCGCGTTGTGCTGGTGTTAATGCCGCATCCGCTGCTGCCGTTGCTTTTTCATCTGCAGTTTCAGGGTCAATCGCTGAGTATTTACCTAGAGCACTATTATACACATCTTTCCAAATCGCTTGTGCTTTCAACGCATTTTGCTCGGTTTTATCTGCTGTTGCCCTTATTCCCGCTGCTTTAACTTGAGCTGCATCACCCATTGCCTGACGTTTTTCAGCACTCTTATTAGACATTTCTTCGCGTTTAAGTGAAGTAGCATTTTGAGAAGCTTGGGCAGCTAAGTCCATCCATTTACCGCCCCATGTTTGTGAGGCTTTAGCTAGTGCTTCTTTCTCTTTAGCTGCTTCTTCCCAGTTGCCCGCTTTCTCTAATCGCGTTGCATGGTCTAAACCATAGATAATTTTATCTAATTCAGCAGCAGCTTTTTTCTGGTCGGCTTTATCAGCAATTAGATTAGGTATAGTTTTCTTAGCTGCTTCCATACCTGCAACCAAAGTAGGGCCAGGAGTTGACCCCCATACAGAGAAGAACTCAGCTAGGCGCATTTGTTGTAGGCGTTCGGCTTCTTCTTTAGCGTTAGCTTTTTGGTCCATAATTGTTTTGCGGTATTCTGCGCCAGCAGTATCAGGACCTAAGAATGCTTCTTTTTCACGTTGGCGTTTTTCTGCAAGTTGAGCTACTGTCTCACCTGTATCAGGATTTTTATTCATGTAGTCTTGAATAGACTTAGGTGCCCCTGCCAATATCCCTGCTGTGGTAGTTTGGTCTGGCGGCATTGTCGCTGATTGTGCAGGGGTTCTATTTTCTACAGGTACATCTGCTGCTGGTAACCCTTTATCTGCCGCTGGTTTTTCTGCGGCCATTCTAGCTTTTAACAACTGCGCTTGTTTATCTGCAACTACTGCAGGGTCTACATTTGGTGCATAAGGGCCATTTAATTGTGGCTGTGCTGCTGGTGCTGGTGTTTTATATCCTGCACCTGTAACTAACTTATCAGCAATGCCTTTTGCTACGCCCGCACCTTCTACAGCTCTTTCACCAAGCCGTTTACCTTGACCAGTTATATATTTAATTGGGTCTAATTCGCTTGCGGCATAAACTACATCACCGAGAAAATTACCATAGTCAGGGTTCTCTTCTTCTACTTTATCACCCGCTTTAAATGCAATGATGCCGCCGGGAGCAAAGCTTTTATCTTGTAATACTTCTTTAGCTATCTTACGAACAGTCGCACTTTGTGATGACTTAATAACTTCTTGTAGTTTCTCTGGTGAGTAATCATACAAATCATTTTTAACTTCACCACCAACATCGTACGAAGCAATCCCGCCTTTAGCATATGATTTAATCTCACCACCTTTAGCTTTAGTAACGCCTAGCGCGTTAGATAGTGACAAGCCTGTACCCAGTGCACCGATACCTTGGGTTAATGCATTAGGGGTCGCTTGGTAAGACTGAGTTGTAACCCCCTGCATAGGTAGACCGCGCAACATATTAGACATCATACCTAGTTGCATCATTGGGTATTGTTGAGCAGTAGCGTAGTCTTGGATAGACTGGTTAATCATGTTTTGTTGTTGCTGTTGTTGTTGGCCGCCGAACTGATTCTGCATCCCAATGATGTCTTTTTGTGCGCCTAGTTGTTGCCCACCCAATGCGCCTAGCGTACCTGCAGCTTGACCAGCTTGACCCAAACCTTGCAATGCCGCTTGATTACCTTGTAGGCCTAAGTTAGCACCAAACTGTTGTTGCTGTTGGGCATTTTGGAATGCGTTGTTATACCCTTGAGAAATAGTAGAATCAATAGCACCTTGCATGTTCCGTAGATTTTCAGACGCCATTAGCGCTTCACGAGTACCACCAAACGCGCCAGCTTGAGTTGCTTGACCTTGTTGTTGAGTCCCAGTAATGCCATACTGACGACGCATAGCTTCAATTTGTGGTGCAAGAGAAGACTGTAGGTAAGGGTTCATGTATGCTTGAACCGCATTAGGATTGGTAGCCTGTTGTGCGAAGTTATTTCCAGTATTAGCTAGCTGCCCTGCCATACCTAATGAACCTAATCCTGATGCGCCTGCTAAGTCTGTGGCACCTGCAAATTGGCCCGGAGTTTGTAAGTTCGCTGCACCTTGGAAAGATTGTTGTTGCATGGGGGAGAAGCCAGCAACGTAGTCTTGAGCGTTTGTACTATATGGAGTATATGGTTGAAAACCAGTTATATTCCCGCTATTATCCATTTGGAATAATTGTTTTTGGGTAGCACCCAACATAGTCTCAACATATGGCTGAGCATATTCTGGTATATTAGTTGTGTACGTGGTACCCGTAGATGTAGTGCTGCCTCCGCCGCCTTTACCGTTGTACCCTGGATGTTTTAGAACACCAATACCAAATTTACTATTACCAAACATAATTAGCTCTCCACAGGCAATTCATAAAACATGAATCGCGATTTAAATCCATCATTTTTAAATACTTTTTCCCAGCCTCTACGGCCATAACTTTCTATGATGTTACACCCATGGTCTTTTGCAAACCGTTGTAACATTTCCAGCATTTCTTTTTTCCATTTAGGCAGTTTTATCCCACCAGTAAAATGCATAACTAAGGCAGTCATTTGAGGGTACTGTACTATCTCAGTAACAACCACGCCATATACAGCTAATCCCTCGTAGGCTATCCATAACTGCTGAGGGGCAATACACAGCTTTTCTTTTATATCCGCAACTGTAAACCTGCCATAAGTATAATCAGCAGCGCCTTTTAGATATTGTTCCACTGAAGGCCAAACACTGTCGACATGCTCAACAGGTACAATCGAAATTTCCATAATCTATTTAGGCATGAATTTCTTAGGGTTAATTTGTTTACCTTGCGCTTTCCTGCCTGTACGTGCGGTGCGCACTTTGTCCATCATGCCGTGTAAGTGTTTAGCACCTGCTTCGGTAGACCCATTACCTAAATGAGAAACTACATCTGCTGGAATTACAAATTCGCCATCAGCTAAACGGGCAGGTTGTTTATTCGCAATTGTAGCAGGAATATCGTCACTCATACCATCACCAGGACCTCTAAGTAATCGAGCGTTACCACCTGCTGCATACCCACCTAGACTTGAATCGCTACCCATTATGCCACCTTGCGCTGCTTTTTTCATCATCGCGGGGGTTAGGTCTATCGCACCTAATGCTGGAGCTGTTGCCATAGCTTTTTGGGGAACGCTAGTTTTTTTATATAAATTATCTAGTTTACTTGCGGCTGTTTTATAGGGGTTATCAAATTGAAAGTCTTCGTCTCTTACGTTGTTAATACCTACATCAATGCCTGGGCCAGGGATACCACCGCCTTTATAACCAGGAGCACTAGCTGCTGGTGCGGCTGGAGCCGCCATTGGGGCCGTTGGTGCTGCCATTGCTGGACCTGCTTCTGCTGGCGCCATTTGACTTAAAATTGTAGGGGTTAAATTAGGTGCGTAAGTATCTAAAAGGTTTTGTGCTCCACCCCATTTAGCAGCAAAATTTAATATTGGTAGATTAGATGGAGGGCCCACTGGTCCGGTTGTTTCTGGGATGTATTCAGCTTTATATGGGTTAGGTACTATATCAGGCGCACGAACAAAGTTAGCTAATGGGTCTCTAGTACCACCACCACCGCCACCACCTTTACCGTACATAGCTCCCGTGCCAGTACCGGCATTACCGCCGCCTTTGCCTGTCATCCCCCCAGCAGCCATTTTAACAGGCTCACCAGAATAAGGATTAACCGCTGGCTCATAATCAGCACCTATTACTTCAGCACTTGCTGGCATTTGGCTTGGTGTAGCAAATTGAGTATTATCTTGTTGCGACATAGGATACCCACCTTGAGCTAATGCAGCGATACCACCTTGCGCAAATGATTGCATTACTCCGCCTTCTTTAGCTGTTCGGTAAGACTGATATTGCGGTTTATACACATTAGCTGTAGGGAAAGAACCTTGGAAGTTAGGTGATAACTTGTACTTGCTTAATGAGCTAGGTTTTTTCTCTGGCTCTTTATCACTAGGCTGCATCAGTGCGTTTGCTGTAGTAGACGCTGCATATAAAGCAGTTAATGGGTTTTTCTCAGCCCAATCCATCACCTTACCAAACCCACGTTCTAACGCGCTAGGTGAAGTACCTACAGGGGCACCATTAATCCCACCAAGCCCTTCTGCTCCAGTTTGCATATTAAACGCGTCAGTTGGTAATGAAGTAAGTGAATATGGGCTAGCTGTTCCGGTTGTTGCAGGAGTTAGATTAATCCCAGGACCTTGAATGCCACCCGGCATTCCAACATTTAGATTTGTAGCACCTTGTCCAAACCCTTGTGATGCGACTTGGTCTATTCCTTGTGGTGCCGCCGCTGGCATTGGAGCTGCTACTTGAGCCGGAGCTGCCGCTACTTCTGGAACTGCTGGCGCTGAAGGTAATGCTATTGGACCGCCTGATGGACCCATTAAAGACGCACCCGCATCTGTCATAGTGTTTCCAGCTATGTTAGCTAGGTTAGCCCCTTGTATACCCCCCGCAGTTGTTGATGCCGCTGTTGGAGCAGAGGTAAGCGCTGCACCTGCTTGTTGGGCTAGTGTTTGTTGTGTCGCCGCCGCTGGTAACCCACTAGTCGCCGCTGCCGCTGCTGTCGAAGCTCCCCCCGCTGCCGCTGCCATTGCCGCTGCTGTTGCCGCCGCTTCCGCCGCTGCTATTTGCCCCATTACTACTGCTGATGTTGCGAAAGTCATATTATTTACCCTCAATCTGAGTTGCTTTAAGGGCCACCGCCCAGTCTTTTAATTCATTCCCGACACCATAAGGTGAAGAATCGTCATTTTCAACTAACTCGTCTTCAGCTTCAGCCACATCGGTCTTATCTGTTTTTAACGCAGTGAACCCTATAGTCTCGGTAACAGCTAACACTACATTCTTTGTACCGGCTTTAGTAGGAATTACATCACCAGCAAATATCTTCCGCATGCCATTTTCAGTCCATACTATAGCTTCGCCTTGAGCGCATATGAATAAATGGTCTGTCTTATGCACCCTTCCAATAAGTAGTACGCCTGCGGGTAACGTCATCTTCCTACCGTACATCCCGCCAGAGAAATAATGCTCTGTTTTAAAGCTCATTGCAATAGGCATCTTAGCCATTTCGGCCTGCAACTTGTCAATCTGTACTCGACTTGGAACTTCTTTAGCTGATATCTTAGATAACTCTGTAGGCTCTAGTTGCATTCGCTTTTAAACCTTTGTTTAGTTTACTGAATAATATCACTATTATAGCGCTGAGACAAATGTCATTGTCGCCACAACCGATGCAGTTGAAGGTTTAGTTGGCAAAATGGATGCGATATAAGTAGGGATGGTTACGTTTGCGTTTGTGGTAGACCAGTATATTTGTACTCCGTCACCAGCGTTCATAGATAAAAAGTAGTTCCAACCTTTAATGTCGTGTGATGGGTCTCCTACACCTTTTCTTGCTGGCATACCAACTTTTCCTGTAGAACCAATAATATCTACACCATTTTGCTTAAGCCAAATAAATACATCTTGTGGGGCATTATCTGCGTTTTCTAACTGAACGCTAAATTGCATGTTATAAATACCGGGGTTTTCTACAACCATGTTAGAAGAACCGTTTAAAGATACTCCATTAGCAAAATCAGTATTAGTCATTGTTACCAAAGTGGCCGTATTAGCTGTTGTGGATTGGCTTGTAAAACTAGAAAACGCCCCGTATGGAAACTCTAAAAAACTACCTCCGCTACCCCCTGATATACCTTGTAAAAAGTTATCAACCTGTCCAAAATAAATACGTAACGCATTAGATAGTTGGTCTACGTACTGTTGAGTATACTCAACCGGCGCAATAGGTAAGTTAGGTGCCTTTGAAGGGCGTAACGGTAATGATTTTAACGGGGTGTTATATGCCATTACCTACGTCCATCTGGTCTAATATCAATACGAGGCATACCAAGCTGCCAAGCCACACCTATTCCATCGGACTCAATTCTAAATGCCAACTGACGCCCGCGAAGCCTTGTGTATACTTGTCCTGTAAACTCTTGAATATTAAATACCTGACCAGTACCGTAATTGTCCGCGCTTTTTACTGATGGGTTATTAGCCGCGCCGTATGGTGTACCTGAGTTCTGACGAGGTTTAACAGTCATAGTTACAGATGGGCCATTTACATTAGACCCGTTAAAGTTTACATCTGGCAGTATACGCCACACAAACCCGAAGTTATGCCCGTCACCAATATCAAAGTCAGAAGACTGCACGTACGCAGCAATAGGTAAGGTAGTCTCGCCGGCATTATCATCAACTGAAGACTCATGGTATAAAATACGGTTGTTATAATCCGCTGCCATTGGGTACTGACGAATGCCTGAATCTAGCCAAGCACTGCGCGCCATAGAGCCATAGTACCAAACACGGTCAACATAGTTATATATTATATACTTATCAATTGTAGTCCCGTTGCTTGAGTTACTTACATAGAACCACCAAACCTCGTTGTACCCTTCATTACCGCCAGCAAATACTTGGAATGCTTGGTCTTTATTTATGTCGTTAAAAACATACTGACGCAATGCGCACGGTAAGGTCTCCACACGACCAGAATACATATAGAACTTGTCACCGCCCATCCAGTAGGTTACGTTGTTTACTGTTATCATAGCGTTAGGAGACATGATAGAAATATTATCCATCAAGATATTAAACCCCCACACATATGGAGCGCCTAGATACTGCATTGAATATAGTGCGGAATCAGTCCAGATTAGAATCTCTTGGCGCGTAGCTCTAGCCCCCACAATAAAAGACCCATTAGTTAGTAAAAACTCACCTGACTGGTTTGTAATAGCTGGAACCCATTCATATGGATTAATCTGGTCTGACCATCTAACAAGCATTGGGTTGAATGGGGTATTAGGTGTGCCGGATATATAAGAGTTAGCACCCATAGCAATTACGAATTTTTGAATAGCAGAAGCTACAACTTGGTTAGTTGTATGCGGAACGTAAGTACCCGAGAATCCCGCAGCGGTTGAAAGCGTATTTAACGACGCCGCTCTTGTTTGTACACCTAAAGAATCTTTCCAATAGTATATCCCGCCGCCACGAGGAGCAATTATAAGGTCTTGTCCAAAGTTATCATTAGACCATAAGCGTAGTTGAGTGCCGATACCGACAGTATATGATGAGCCCCAACTCCGTGTGCCTGATTGAGGGATTACAACAATGTTTGTCCCGCCGCCAGTGCCTGTTGATGTCGCTTGAAGAATTGTACCTGCATCACTATTATTTGGAAGCAGGCCTGGGGTTTTAACTGAGTACGTGTTAGCTGACAGATAAGTAATAGCAAATGTATTGTTTAACCCATTCGTAGGGATGCCATTAGTTGCAGTTGCACCTGTAATAACTACATAGTTACCTGTAACCAAACCATGAGCTGTCTGAGTTACTACAACAGTGCCACTATTAATTGTAGTAGCCAATGGGTTTGCGCCAAGTGAAACAGGTATGAATGGTGACCACGGCCCTGCACCCCAACCGTTACCAGTTGTGTATACGTTTAACCCGCTAGGAACTTCGTAAGACGCAACAGTAGCTGCACCGCCAGTACCTACATCTGATGCATTAGCTAGTACAGGTAGACCGGATGTAGCGTTTCTTGCTGAGATTGTATAGGTAGAAGCAGAAGGTACACTAAGTACTATGTATTCTTGATTTAATACCCCTGCAGTTATGTTTCCTCCTAATGAGGCTGCTGCACTAAACACAACATAGTCCCCAACAGAAGGCGTATATGTGCCATCAGTTACTGTAATTATACTTGACCCATTAGCTGCGGCAAAAGTAGTAGCGCCCGCTGCGCTAATAGTACTAAATGGAGTTACGTCGTTGTATTGACCCCCGCGCTCGATATAGTACTTAATATTAGTACCTATGCCTAAATAGTTTGAACCATCTAAATCAACCCAGTTCCATAAGGAACGCGCAACACCTAGGTAAGTATCATTCGATAACCGAGACCAGCCACCAATCTTTTCAGGGAACCCAGAACGAAAACGAATTTTGTCGCCGTCGTACCAACCGCCTTCGTTGGCATAGTCTGTACCTTCACGGTTAAGCCCCGGTCTAAATTCTAGTTTCTGTAATGGCATGCTATTGGTATCCCTGCTCTAATGACAATATGTATTCTCCGAGCGCTTTAGTGTTTGCTCGGTCTAAGCACATACCGCCATCACTTTGTTTTTGTATTTTCAGTGTTGGTTTGGTCGGTTTTATTAGAGTCGTCTGTGCGCACCCCGTTACTAAAGTGAGTGTCAAACCAATCAGCAGGGTTTTTTTCAAGTGCATCTCTAGCCTTTTGCGCTTTTTTGTGTTCTTGATGGGCTATCCACTTATCTAATAAAGCAAGTAGCTTGTCAAGTACAGCAATTAATTTAGTCATTTCTTATCGGCAGTGAGCACACCAATAGCACCAATAACTGCTAAGCCTAAAGCAATAATCGCTTCACCTTGTTCTGGTGAGATACCTACGCCTACCGCAGTTAATAATGCTACTAAACCACGCCATGTTGACGCTTCTTTACCACGTGATATTAAATATTCTTTCATATTAAAGTCCTTTTGTGTATTTAACCTTACCGTTTTTAAAATGTGCTGTTAGCACTTCCCTTCTATTGCGTGGGTCTACGCTTAGGTGAATCCAAGTCCCTTCGTAGATGAGCTGGTCGAATTTAATTGGTGACTCAGCAATCTTATTAGCTACTTCTTTCGGTGTGCCAAACTTCGGACAAGTGAAATCAACGGCATAACCCAGTACGTGCGCAGATAAATCACCACTTCCAATAGCACGATTAAGAGCAAGGCTGCGGTAACCACTAGATATACGAATGGAATTATTGCCCAAAAGGCTACGAACTTGCTCCAACGTAGCAGCCAGCATACGAAGTTTTTCCGTAACGACCGGTGGTGGGGTGTTATCAATCCCTTTGCGCAGCGCTGTCTCTGATGCGGTAAATTCATCTAGGCTAAAGTGTTCCGATAGTTTCATTTTACCCTACCCATTTTGCCTCTGGAACTACTGGCCAATTTACTCTGCCACCTACTGGGTTAATAAAAATTCGTCTAACTTCGCTACGATAAGCAATAAACTCATCTTTGTTTGATAGATACGGTGGATTAGCAGGGTCTGCTACGTCTTCCTCTAACACCCACTTTGTTTGATATAGTAGGAACTCAGCTTGATTTTTATTTGACTCAGCAGGCATATTATCCGCAATGATGTCATCTGCTTCCTGTTGAGTTACAGATACATAATCTTCTGGGATTAAATGGTCTTGAGACCCGTCTTCCTCATACGCATAAATTTGGTTTGTTGGTGTTTTAAATAGTTTCATATTATTATTCCTATGTTCTTAATTCAGCCCAATTAGATACTACTCCTGTACCGCTAGAAACAATGTATGTAGCCCCATTAGGTACTATGGCTCCTAAAAAATTAGTTGCGTTATTAATTCCACTTCGTGCAGCAACTACCCCAGATACTGTAATAGTTGAGTCGCCCTGAATTCTTACCCCAATTTGAATAGACCGACCAGTAGTATTAGTATAAGTACCACTATTTACCCGTGCAGGGCTTGTAAATGCTTGCCACGTTTGCCCTGAACCTATCATAGCCGCAGCGGAAGTTTGAATTGTTGCGTCGGGGAATTCTACCCCTGTAGTTACTAATTTTGTCATTTCTTTACCCTCTTAATTCACGCCAATTAGATGCAGAGCCAGTCATAGAATATAATCCGTTATTTGGAATAATTGCATTAAGATGATTAGTTGCATCCCCTACTCCGCTCCGCGCCGCTATAACCCCACCAACAGTAATGTACCCGTCTCCTATGGTTGTTATAGCCACTGATATAGACTTTCCTGATGAGTTTGTATAATTAGTTCCAGCTTGCCGTGTAGGACTTGTAAATGCTTGCCAAGTTTGACCTTGCCCAATATCTGTTACTAAAGTAGTTTGTATTGTCGCATCGGGGAACTGCACCCCTGTAGTTACTAATTTTGTCATTTACTTATCCTATTATGGCGTTGTATTTGAAACAATATCACTTAGCGCTGTAAATATACCCGCTGAAGTCATGGACGCTACGTTTACCCCATTATAGTTAAAGTTTAGCTTTGTTCCACTAGGTGTTATGCTCCAACCCCCTGTGTTAGCTATAGACCCTGCGGCTAGCCCTGAAGCTGTTCCCGTGCAATTTGTTAGTACCCCTGATGCTGGGGTACCTAATGCTGGAGTAACTAGAGTAGGACTTGTGGCTAATACATTATTACCTGTACCTGTATTTGCAACAGAAACAAGTACTTTAGAAGCATTGGTGGCCACTGCACTGGATGCAGTAAGTGCGTTAAGTGTGGGGGTGGCGTTTACTGTTAGCGTATCTCCTACTGCATCACCTAAAGTTGTATTACCTGAAGTTGTTAAATCAGTAGCGGTTATCGCGCCTGCAGCAAATCCACCTGACCCGTCACGTAATACTAATGTATTAGCAGTTGCTGAGGAAGAATACTGGAGAGTAACAAAATAGAACTCAGTACCATCGCAGTATACAAGCGAAGTCGTACCATTAGCAATACTAACCCCAGTACTTGATGGGGTCTTAATTATTATTGCGAATCCGCCTGATGTATTATTCCTAACTACGTATAGCTTATTTACCGCTGGGGCTATGATGTTTCTGATAGCTGAGTTTGTTCCGCCCACTACAAGCACTGCATTACGCGCTTGGTCCGAAGTACCGTTTAAACTAGTTAACGTAACATTGGCGTTAGCCATTGTAATAGACTGAACGCCGGTAATAGCCTGCTCAAGTAGCGTACCTAGGTTTGTATTCGTAGTAGTGCCCCACGTACCTGACTGGTCGCCGTTACCGATAAGCTCTAATTTAAGACTGGTTGAATAGGTGCTTGCCATAATTTATTCCTTATAATTGAATGTATTGTACATTAATATTGTTCACTGTCAACGTCAACCCAATCAGGTGGCTGGTCATTATCTACATCTGTCCAAGTACTCGTTTGCGTATTATTTACTGGGGTCCACTCTGAACTCTGAGTATTATTAACTACCGCCCAAGTATTTGCTTGAGCATTATCTACGTCTGTCCAAGTACTTGTTTGAGTATTTGCTACCGGTACCCATCCTGGAGTTTGTGATTCATTTATTGGTGTCCAAGTTCCTGCCTGAGTATTGTCTACCGGATTCCAAGCGCTAGTCTGTGCATTGTTTATTGGCGTCCATGTTGAGTCTTGTGTATTATTAATTGCCAACCAAGCGCTTACTTGAGCATTATCTATTTGCCCCCAATTAGCCGCGTTCTCAGCAATTATCTTAACCCATCCTGATGTAGCTGTTGGGTCTAATAATGTGAAGTTTTCAATTAGCGCTACCGCAAACTGTGCTTGTATTGATAATGCATCCGCACTTGAGAAATTTTCTACGATACTTAACAAGGACTGCATGCTTATTGTGCTTGCATCAGCTATCGTAATGTTTTCAGTTATCGCCGAAACAAACCCAGCCCCGATAGTTCTTATATCATTAAGCGTAGTGGCTTCTGATACTGCTTGTACAAACTGCGCTGTGATAGATTCTAAGTCATCCACCGTTATTGGTTCTGTTCTAGTAACACCAAATTGTGCGTTAATAACCTCTACGTCGTCTATCGTTATTGGTTCGATACGCGATTGCAGAAATGCAGATTGTTGAGTGCTGCTATCTGCCAGTGTAATTGGTTCGATACGTGTTTGTAGAAACGCCGACTGCTGACTGCTGCTATCTTCTAATGTAATCGGTTCTGTTCTAGACACACCGAACTGCGCGGTAATGGCTTCTAAATCATCTACTATAATCGGTTCTGTCCTAGTAACACCAAACTGGGCGGTAATGGCTTCTAAATCATCTACTATAATTGGTTCTGTTCGTGTTTGTAAAAATGCAGATTGTTGCGTACTACTATCTGCCAATGTAATTGGTTCAGTGCGAGTCTGTAAAAATGCTGATTGTTGAGTACTACTGTCCGCAACTGTTATTGGTTCAGCCCTAGTAACACCGAACTGAGCAGTAATAGCTTCTACATCGTCTATTATAATTGGCTCATCAAGCGATTGTAAAAATGTAGATTGCTGTGTGCTACTATCGGCTAATGTAATTGGTTCAGTAAGTGACTGTAAAAATGCGGATTGCTGTGTGCTACTATCGGCTAATGTAATTGGTTCGGTTCTAGTAACACCAAACTGGGCAGTAATAGCCTCTAGGTCATCTATTATAATTGGCTCAGCAAGTGATTGTAAAAATGACGACTGCTGAGTACTACTATCTGCCAACGTAATTGGTTCTGTTCTAGTAACCCCAAACTGGGCATTGATAACAGGGATGTCAGCTAGTGTAAATGGTTCGGCTCTAGTCTGTAATGCAGCAAAATACGGGACTAGTATTTCTGCTACTGTAATTGGTTCAGTTATAGTAACACCAAATTGGGCAGTGATAGCAATAGTATCTGCTACGCTTACAGGCTCAGTTCGGCTTTGTAAGAACGTGGATAGTTGAGTACTTAAGTCACCTACCCCAAAGTTTTCTGTTAACCCAAAGATAAATAACCCAGCTTGAGAGTTGTTATCAGTTACCGTTATGTTTTCAGCTATTACTGGGGCGTATGCGTAAGTCTGGGTGCTACTGTCTGCTAGCGATATCCCTTCAGTCATTGTCAGAAAAGAAGGCGGGTTGCCTGCTAAACTAGCAAAGGGAGTCTGAGCAAACGCAGAGGTACCAAACATTACTCAGCCTTAAGCGCCTTTAGCTCATCTAGTGTTTCTGCTGTTTCTGCAAGTTTAGTAATGTCACGCAAGCGTTGTTTCTCCGCCACGATAGCAGAGGTATCGGCACCTGATTCTAATGCACGTTGAAATGCCACATCTTGTTCTTGCAGTAGCGGTGTTCGTTCAGCGCGTAACCGTGCCTTAGTAATCTCTTTAGCTTTATCAAAGTTAATAATAATCACGCTGCATACTCCCACGCATCTCTAAATGTTCTGTCTGACGGAATATCTGAAGCATCCACAATCTTAAACTCCGCCCCAGCAGGCACATCTTTCTCTGCTAGTTCTCCAATGGTATGCGATGCTAACCACTCAGCAGTTGGGATTATTATTGCCACACCCCCGTTATCTGTTTTGTATATAATTCTTTGCATACTTTACCCTCTTAATTCTGACCAGCGACTAATTGAGCCAGCCGCACTATATGTTGAGCCATTTGGTACAATAGCGCCTAAATAATTATTTGCATCGTTTACACCACTAGTAGCGGCTACAACCCCACCTACTGTAATACTTGACCCAGTAATAACTTGTATACTTATCGAAATAGATTCACCTGTAGAATTAGTATATGTAGTACTAGCTGCTCTAATTCCAGTAAAATCTTGCCAAGTTTGCCCTTCACCAATTGCATTTAAGGCTATTGTAACGGTTGGGGCGCTAGTAGCCTGTGCTGTAACTGTATTTGCGGTTCCATTTACTACAACTGGCATGATTTATCCTTTATCTTAATTCTGACCAGCGTTGGTTTGGTCCAGTTGATAAAACATATGTAGACCCATTTGGCACAATAGCCCCAATAAAATTGGATGCGTTATTAATACCACTAGTAGCGGCTACAACCCCCCCAACTTGAAGCACGGAACTACCTTGAACTTGGATACTAACCTGAATAGATTTACCAGTAGAATTTGTATATGTAGTACCAGCTACTCTACTTCCTGTTACAACCTGCCAAGTTTGACTTTCACCAATTGGGTTTGCGGCTGTTGTAGCAGTTATGGCGCTAGTAGCCGCTGCCGTGATTGTATTTGTGCTTCCGTTTATATCTACTGGCATGGCTTATCCTATTCGTACAAAATGTTTACTGTGCCGGCGTCAAATGTACCTGTACCAGTTAATGTTGTGATACGAACCATGTCTAATGACCCACCAAGCGTTACTGTTCCGCCAAACCACTCTGTTCTTATGACAATTGGAATGCCTAGAATTGAAGTACCTTGCCATATATTTGAACCAAGAGTTGTAAAAACCGCAGCACCCGACCTTAACCAAGTTGCAGCGCCATCAGTATTCCCAGATTGAAATCCAGTAGTTGCCGAAGCTGCACCAGCACCAGTACCTTGAATTGCTGTTCCACTTGATGAATAACCTGTTGTAGTCGGAACTCCGCCAGTACCAAGTTGAATTAAAATTGGGCTTGTTCCGTTTGTACTCACTCCACTAAACATTACAGTTATTCTATTAACCCAGCTAGGGATACCAGTAAAATCTATTGAGGTACCACTTGTAGCTGCTACGGCTGTACCCCTTACGATAGGCGCTAATGTACCTGTTGCCGCCACTAATGTTTGTGTTGATGACCCTGCAACGGTTGGTGCGGATAGTGTAATTGAACCACTTGTATCACCTGAAATTATTACTGAAGCCATGATTTATCCTTATCTGAAAACTGCAACATTGTATATTGTAGGGTCTACTGGTGATGCTGTATTTCCAGTTAAAAACCTAACAGTAGTTGTTGTTGGTGCAATACTATTATGTATATTAGAAAATATATATGTACCGCCTGATACAAATCTAACAGTAGACAATGCTGAATAATTAGCATCTGGCATTGCATTTGTCATGTTTACTGTATAATCACCTACACCGTTATCTGTAATAGAAGTTACATTAAAACTTGCGCTAATTGCTACCGTGCCCGAACCATTAAAGTTTACCCATGCACGGCAGAATGTTCCAATAGCAACACCATTGACATCCGCAATTGTAGGCGGCGTTAATGTCAAACCATTCTCAATCACTAGCTGACTTGTTGATGCTGCTTCTAATCTATCTGCTATTATCGTTCCTGCCATGATTAATCCTTACAAAATAACCCAGCGTGAGCCGCTAGAAACTGTCACTATTACGCCACTATTTATTGTTATCGTACCTACTGAATGTGCGCCTGTTGAAGCAGGTATTGTATATGATGCTGAAATTGTAAGCCCGTTTAGAATAAAGCCAGATGTAGCATTAAGTATTGTCCCTGTTACTGTAGTTGTAGCAGCAATAGAGCCTGGGGCGATAAAGGTACTTGGAGTGCTTAATGTAACCGCGCCTGTAGAAGCGGATGCTGTAATTTGGTTGGCTGTACCGGCAATACTTGTAACACCCGCTGAACCCCAAATTGGCGCTGCGCCCGTCTGAGCTAAAAGAACTTGACCTGTTGTACCAGCAGCGGTTGATGCGTATGCTGTTCCTGTACCTACAATTACGCCGCCTAAAGTAGGTGTGGCCGTGCCGTTTGTACCACCGTTAGCGATAGGTAGTGTACCAGTTACATGAGTTGTTAAACCAATTTTACCCCAAGAAGAAGCAGTGGTTAGACCACCAGAAATCAAGGCATTACCCGTAGCTACCGCAGCTAGTTTAGTTAGCGTGTTGGTTGCGCCGCCCTGTAGTAAATCACCTACAGCATATGTAGATTGGCCTGTACCGCCATTAGCGCCTATTAAAGTACCTGCTACTGTCACTGCGCCTGTTGTTGCAGAGTTTGGCGTTAGGCCTGTTGTGCCAAATGTGATTGATGTAACTGCGGCTGTAGTTGGAATTGCTCCCCAAGAAGGGGCGCCACTTGTTGTAGCTACAAGAACTTGACCTGTAGTCCCCGCCGCTGTAATACCCGCCGCTGATGTGCCGTTTCCAAAAACTACACCATTTAATGTAAGCGTAGTTGCACCTGTACCTCCGGCTGCAACGGGAAGTGTACCTGCAGTTAATGCTGAAGCTGATGTTGAATATAACGCGTTGTTTGCTGCGCCAAACGTAGTTAAGTTTGTGCCCCCGTAACCTGTATTGATTGTGCCGCCTTGCCAAGTACCACCAGAAATTACAGTGGACCCAAGAGCTAGGGCGTTAGTACCCCAAGTAACGTTCTCAGGTAAGTATCCGTGCACATCCCAAGTACCAGCAACGGTACCATTAGATAACAACACAAGCTCAATCGCGCCGCCAGAAGTAATGGTAGTAATCGTAGCTAAGGCGCTATCTTGAATTGTCAATAAGCCCGATGAGTTATTGTTAAACTCAAACGCCACCCCTGTTGTTAGGGTAGTCGCGTCAGGCATCCTATAGGTTTGAGTGGTTGAACCGTTTAGTGTTTGGGAGTATGTAGACGCAGCAGTTAGAATAGTAGTGCCCGCTGCCGCTGTAGTAGCTGTGTTAGATTGGTTAAGCCGGTTGATAGCTACGTTTTGATTAGCGTCACGCAACATTACTGAGTTGGCGCCAGAAGACGTAGTAACGCCTGTACCGCCATACGCAACACCTACGGTTGAGCCTTGCCAAACACCTGAAGCAATCGTACCTAGTGGGCTTACGTTACCTAGTTCATCTTCGTATATTGATTTTGATGACGGGTAAGTAACAAATATGTTAATGGCACCTGAGAAAGTAACCGCAGTGTTTGAATTGCTTGAAGATAGAATTGTGGTACGCGTAAGCGTAGGGCCTGTAGTTGAATACGTGCCAACACCTACTTCCCAGTTACCTGAGCCATCAAAGGAACCATAGTATGTAGTATTGCCGTTACCTACAACAGCAAACGATTGAAACCCTGCAACAGAACCACTTAGGGTAAAGCTAACTGTAGTATTAGCCGTACCCGTCTGCTGTACGCGGTCATTTAACGCCAAGGGCATTTAGAGCCCCTTAGCTTGTTGCGGTTGTGCTGTATGTAACCGCTACTGTATCACCAACTGTAGTAATTTTAGCTGTTGAGAACGCGCCTGCGCTGTAAAGGGACCCGCCTGTGTTTGATGGCGTGGGTGATGCACCTGCACCTGTCACTAGGAAACACCCGCCAACTGTACCCCCAGCACCTGTAATAGTGTAAGTAATCGCTGCAGCTGCACATGTTGTAACGTTTGATGGTGTGGTACCGGATGAAGTTGGGACTCCAAACACTGCTGTGCCTCGAACGTTTGAACCGCCAACGGTATAGTTAGTAAACTCGGTCCAACCTGCATGACTTAATTGTGTATCTGAAGCTGCAAATGTCGGGCTAGCACCGTTGATAAGCCCTAAGTATGGGCCTAATGTAGTATATGTACCTGATGTACGAAGTAAAGTAGTAAACATAAGTTGTTTACCTTCAGCATTAACTAGGTTTGGGAAAGTCTCTTCCCATTTTAAGTTACCGTCTTTATCATGGCATACAACATGATAGTGTCCCTCAACGCCTACTGTTTCTTCAGTTACTCCTGAAGTGCCTAATGTAGCCTGGATTATATCTCCAAAGCCTTGTTGTTCTCTAACCATAATAAACTCCTAAGATAATCTAATAATTGCCGATGTCGACGTTGATGCAGGGAACGTTACAGTAAAAGAATTCGTTGCGGTTTTATCTGCTCCAAAATCCAATATAGCCACGGCAGCGTTTGTCGTACTATTATATATCAATGCCCCACGAGTAGTAAACGTGGCTGGCGCCCAAGTAACATTGGCAAACGATATATATGCTACCCCATTATCACTTGTTGGAACCGTTGGCGCTAAAACCCTACCACCTGCTGTATACCCCGTCCCAGTAATTTCCCCACTAGTTGTATAAACTAATGTGTCTGCGTTCAGTGTTGCTGTTGAATCATACAGGGCTATCTTGTATACGTAGGAAGAACCAGTGTTAAAGTTCTCTGTGCCCTTTAACAAGTTAGTTTTAAATACAGTTGTCTGTCCTTGTTCTATAGCCATTATGTAGTCACTCTTAATTTAGTCTGGCCGTCTCGGTATGCATCACCACGTTCTAATCCATCGCCTAAGCGTTTTAATTGACCTAAAGCATCTTGGAACATCTTCTCATAATAAGTGACCATATCTTGTTCACCTTTCATAAAAATTATCGCTTCTCGCATGGCACCGTAGAACAACACAGGGTCATAATTATCGCCAAGCCAACTAGTACCGGTAGTGTTATCTACAGTAGATACTGGAATTGAAAACCCTGTGCCCGAACCACCAATATTAGTATTAGCCGTAGTTAATACATCTCCAACAACATAAAGTGACCCGCCTGTTGATAATGTAACTGTAGCAATGCCACCGCTTGCTATCCTAATTGTAGCGTACGCGGAACTACCTGACCCACCGGTTAATGGGACATTATAGTAAGTCCCGTTAGTATATCCTGAACCAGGGGTAATTGTACCTAAAGCAGTTATAACGCCTTGCACGATTGATATCGGATAGTAAAAGTAATGAAGCTCCATGCCATATGCATAGTCAGGTGAAGGCCCTACAATTAAAGCTAGTTCATTTATATCGTTTACTCGAGGCCCAAAAACTGAGTAATACTTAGGTGTCCCGCTCAATGCAGGGTTTGGGTAGGACTCACGAATAAAGTTAACGTCTTTATTTAAAAGATAAGTATATTTGCCTGTTGCATCAATAACCGCTAGAGAAAAGTTAGCTAACCAATCATCAGGAAGCGACACATATTTGTTACCCAAAGTCATAGTACCCGTCACATTTTTACGTAGTGAGGGTAGTTGAACAGTATTAAATATCCGTCTTTCCGCTTCTTTAACAAAAGTAGGGATGTTCTCTACGAATAGAGACTCCGTGTTTTCTGCGTAAGATTGGATTGCTTGGCTAAGCTCTATATAGTTCATTGGCCTATATTACCCCATTTTGCCGCTAGTTTTACGACCTTTAGTTGCGGCGCCATAACCACGCATCTCACCTGTACCATAAGGATTAATCCCTTTAACGTTGCCTTTGCTTGTATTACCTACAGCAATGTTAAGTTCCCCTATCCCATTACCTGGTTTAGAGATAATGCTTTCTGGTTGGTTGTCTGTATTTGGTTGTGGCTGTTTATATACTCCGATATCACTATCGCTACCACCGGCGGGGTAGTTAAACCCTACCATATCATCTGCTGATTTACCCATGATGCTTCCTTATTTTTGGTTGTTAGCGCGCGCTAGGTTACGGCCTACTTTGCGCATTTGTTCGCCTGTTACTGTAGTAGCGCCTTTTTTGCCTTTACCAGACTGGATACCTACATTAGGACCTGTATCGCCTAAGTTCTTACCTTTTGTCTTACCTGATTTTGTTACGCCATCGGCGCCTGATTTGTATGCCATGATAAATCTCCTAAGTTGTTGTTACCGTTACTATACCTACTTGTCCTTGAGCAATCAAGCTATTAGGTGTTAACCCAGTATCATCCCCGCTTGCTCCGCCTACAGGTGCCCAACCCCACTGAAATACTCTACTACCACCCTCTGGATTACCGTCCGGACCTATACCTGATACTTTATAGCTTGTGTCTGGACGAGGTTCTCTAACAGCTTGAGGGTCATTAACTGGGTACATACCTAGTTGTAACTGCGGGTGGTCAGGGTCCCAACACTCAGGGCATACTTTAATACTTACTTGCTTTGTTTTAATCGTAAGCTTTTTAAGCTGTACTAATTTATAGCGCTGACCACAACGGTCGCACTCGGCAATACTGTGTTTACCACTAGCGTACTTACTAGGCATAATTACCTCGTATAGGACATATTACGTGGAACAAACCGTATCGATGCCTTTTCTCTATCTTCATCTGCTGCTAGTTGGAACTGCTGTTCGTAGTCTGCTTTAAGCCCTGTTATACGCTCTAAAGGTACATTTGGCAATTTGATTGACAAATAGTAAGCTAGCCCTGCAACCATGCAGTTTAAGAACCGGAACGGAATGTCTTGGGTGTTAATACCATCTCCAGCATCTTGAATACGACGTAAACGCCAGTAAACAAACGTGTATTGATTGCCTGGGTCATTAGGTGTCGGCCATACATTAATTTGAGGATAAGCTACCCCAGTTGGCTCTGTTGCGCCTGATTGACGATTAATCCATACTTGAATAGGACGGCCTGTAGTTAGCTTGTTAGGTATTGTAGAGTAGGTTGACTCAGAGATACGACTAATATTGATATCTGTTTGGTTTGACGCACTGCCCGCATTAGTACGGATAACTTGGTCAAGTAAGTCTATAGTATCCACAGGCAGGTCATATACCGCTTGGCCCGTCACCATAGGGATAGAACCTTCTTCAATCGTCCACAAGTTAATGCCGCGATTAGCCCACTCAATAGTAAGTAGGTTCAAACTACGACGTGCTGTGCGCAAGTCATACCCTGTCCTTAACTCAGAGCCGCATCTCTCAAACGCTTCTTCTACTAAGTCGTTAAGGTCTAGATTAAATGATGAGGTACCTGTGGTTGCCATTAATTATTCCATTCAAAAACTATCTCTACGATGCCTAAACTAAAGATGAGATAATGCTCATCCTCTATAAGCTCATATTGAATCCCTACAGTAAAGCCACAGATTAGACTGATATTGTAGAGATTCATCATATTACTTTTTAGCCGTTAATGCCGACTTTTTAAATGCAGTGGAAGTGGGTGCTCCTGAACTTCCAGGTTTACGCATCTTTTCGCCTGAGCCTTCTTCCATACGTTTACGTTTAGCATGGATATTCGCGTATAGGCCAGGGAAGTTTACCTTCCCACCTTTTTTAAACATCTCTACATCTTCAGGATTATCTTTACGTTTGATAATCTTTTTCTTAGGCATTTTAGAAGGGGCTATTGCCCCCATACCGCGAGACGCTCTCATACTACACCATTTTACCTTTTGTTTTGCCTTTAACACAGCAGCCGTCAGCACGGGAAGATACGGAACCACCTTTAGCGTATTTCTTTGTCTTCTGATAATTTTCAGCAGCTTTTTGGTTTTTCATGTCTTGTAGTTTATCTTTAACATCCGATGGAATTTCTTCTGCCGGTTCTTTTACTACAGGAGCTACGACTACTGGTTTTACTTTATTGTCAGCCATAATTATGCCCTCGTTTTTCCACGTATTGCGCAGCCATCAGCACGTCGTGACGCTGATGAAACTGAACCGCCTTTTTTCATACCTAAAGGATTACTAGAACTAAATCTTGATTCTTCCTTCGGTGCGCGTTTCTCTTCTACTTCTACTTCAGTACTCCTTTCTTCAATTGGTGCTGGAGTAGCTTTTTCTGCTTTTATTACACGACCCATGCTAGGACCTGACTCGCCACTAGCTGAACCATATGAGCCTTGAGATGTATCCATGTCAGGGGTAGTTGACTTAGGCATTTTGTATTCTGCTGCTTTGGCCTTAGCTTGTTTAGCGTCGTAAGCTTTTATTCGCGCTTCGTTATCTTTTTTCCATTGAGGCTTATTAGGCTCTTTAGGGTCATACTCAGCTACAGTTTTTTTAGCTTTCTGTACTGCATCATAATCTCTAATGCGTTTTAGATTTGCTTCTTTCCAGTCTTCAGCCATTATATTATCTTCCCTTTTGTTTTGCCTTTTTTCTCGATGCCGCCACCTTTAGCCATCTTAGTGCAGCCGCCTTTTCTAAGCGCAGCTAGGTCAGTTTTCTTGCCACCGTGCATTTGTTTATCATGCATGCCAATAGCTTTTTTAGCCATCTTTTTGTCTTGCGCCAAATCCATTTTACTATTTTCTTTAGCCATAATAATTCCTTTATTAACATTTCCAGCGTTTTAAAGATGCTGCTTTGCGTGTAGGCTTACCGTTCTCGTCTTTCATTGGACCCGGCATACCTGACATCCGCGCACAGAAAGACTTCTTACGTGGACCGCCTTCAGGCTGTGGGGCTTTTAAGTTAGACCCTGTTGCTGCATTGTATTTTGCGCGTCCTTTAGCAGTAAGTCCAGCACCTTGTGCTACGGGCAATTTCTCACCTCGACCTACCGCTAATGACGGACCGCCTTCTTTAAACTTCTTGCCTTTGTCAGCTGCATTAAACTCTTTGGCTACCTTAGTTGGTATTCCTACCTTCTTAGCAAATGCAGGATTATGCGCTGCCGCAGCCATTAAGTTACGTTGTGATTTACTCTTGCTTGGCATTTCGTTTTTTCCATTTAGTAAGCCATCCTTGCACAGTCTTAGTTTCATAGATACGAATCAAAGACCATATAATAGATAGTGCTGCCGCAATAGACGGTAATACTTGTATAAGTGAACCCAAAGCAATTCCAATCGAAGTCCAATCAATCACATGCTTGGTATGCTCATTGATTTTGTCAAAAAATTCCATGCTATGCCTGCGCCTCTTTCCAGCTTAAACGCGCCAAAATGGTTGGTGTCGCTGCCGTTACAACGTTGGTCGCACATACATACAGAATATCAGGTCCGTCTGGGTAAACACCGGCATAAGAGTTTGGCACTGTGTTAGTTGTACCGCCTCCTAATATTGAGTTACCTAAGTCACGCACTTGTGATAAGTCTAGTGTCGTCTGTCCGTTTGTATTTGTAAACGCTGCAGCCACTGATTCACCGCCTACTAAAGTACCTGTATTCAGCGTATTTACGGCAATTTGAGCTAGTGATGAAGAGTAAGCTAAAGAACCCGCTGATACAGGAGCGGTAAATTGTGACCATGTACCACCTGAAACGTAACCATTTAAGATTAAGTTAATTAACACAGGGCCTGAAGTTACCACACCTAGTTCAATTAACTGCAACTGCATACGATTGATAATTTCTTTAAGGCCTAATACACCTGTGATACCATTATCAACTGAAGGCGCAATTCGAATCGCTATAATCGGAGTTACTTGAATTGTTGATGTAGCTAATGTTAACTGTGTGTTAGTACCAAAGTTAAAGATAAGTGATTTATCATCATTGAACTGGCCATCCATAATTACAGATGAACCCCAATGAGACAAGGCACAAGCAGTATCATTATCAGTATGTTCAACAGTTATTGGAGCAGTTGCACTGTAAGTAAAGGTTGTTGCTGCCGAACCTCCAGCTACGCCCCTAGTTAAACCTGTAAATGATGTTGCTGTTTTGCCTGTGTAATTGATAATCTCAATAGCACCTGTTTGGGTAGCTGTAATCAATCTAACTGCGCCAGTAGGTGGGAATAAAGAAGTATCGCCAACAGTCATCGAAGTTGTATTTGAAGACAGCAACGTTGAGCTTAATGTTGTAATAGGATTTAAACCACTTGACTCATAGTGCGCTGCCATATTACCTGTACGCATGTATGCTTCAAACTGCGCGTTATTATTGGTTTGTTGATACACATAAGTAATTTGGCCTTCAGCTGTCCTTAAGCCCCATCTAATAAACCCGGCACCGTACCATGAATAATCAATGTACCACATTTGCATTTTGGTTAAATCAAGCACATAACCTGAAGGGCCTGTACCATCTAACGGGTCTGACCATAGTGAACGAGGAGCTTTTACATCAATTGTTCTAGATACAACCGCATTTGATATAGTTGAACCGCGATACTCTGGGCTAATAAACATACTTGTATCACTAGCAATAGTTAATACTTTATATGATTGTCCGCGAATTACAATAAAGTCACCTGGAACTAACTGAGTACTAAACAATGTTCCTGTACCTGTAACGGCGCCAGAACCTTGTGTTACTGCCACATTCCCGTTGATTTGTGATGTACTGCTACGCCATACCGCAAATAAATTTTGCCCGTCATACTCAAAGAATAAGCCATTTTGTTGGTCAAACATACCTAGTCTATTTTGTGCACCAAACCAATTTATTGGATTGACTCTGATATTTTGACCAGCCCCTGTTACTGTGCCTATAGCGGTTGGAACTGTATAAGTAAATGAATTTAATGTTGGAACAGATACAATTGAGTATCGACCATTAAACGCGCCTGGGCTAGCACCTTGTACTTGAACTACTGTATTTATTGCTAAACTATGTGCATACCGAGTAGTTACTGTTACGGTAGAACCAACGCAACTAATATTAGTTACAAACAATGATGGCTCTAAAGATGAGCCTGTAGAGAACTGAATACCTTTACCTGATTGGTAGCGGAAGTACCTACGTGTTTGTCTGATAAGTTGTTGGTTAGGTACTGCTGCACCTGCTGAGAAAGCTACACCGCCATCAAAAGCTCGTGGTTCTACGTAGCCGGCCGGACGTGCATATAAGAATGTATTACCTGCGGCGTTAGTTGGACTACCTGCTGCACCTGTTGATGTGTAGGTAAATGTATTAGCTGTAGGTACAGTAGCAACTATGAATGCACCCATAACTGCAGTTGGAGCGCCGCCTAAACCTCTAACATAGATTAAACTACCTCTAGATAATCCGTGTGGACCTACTGTTGTTACTGTTACTGTATTAGTTGATGTTACAAATGCGTTAGAGCCTACTTGTACACCTGCGTTTGAATAAAAATAACCTACATATACATACGTTGTAGTCGCACTGAATTTTTCCCCGGCAGACGCTGCTGTTGTTGGGATTACGGTAAATAATGTACCCCCTGTAACGCCTGTATCTGTATACCACCATCCATTTGCGTTAGGGTCTGTAGCATTTTGAATATAGATTGGTGTGCCCGCAGCGATGGTAATATTGGTTGCTACTGTAACTGTAAGCACGGTTGTGCCTGTAATGCTTGTTACATTTAATGGTTGTTGAGGTATGTAATATACACTTTGCCTATTGTTTTGTAACGAGATAGATTCCCATTTAGTAGGCTGTGTACCATACTCAAAGTCTGTATCAATTAAAGCTTGCGGTTGTGAAACACGAAGTTTACCTACTGAGTCTTGCGTTTGTGGACCGGGAGTAGTGTAAACAGTGTTGTTTATCCCCGTCAAAGGCAAAGACTTGTTGGTAATTCCGTCTACTACTATCAATCCTGACATAATTTTCTCCTAAATGTTAACTAAAAGGGGCCGAAACCCCTAGGATTAATTATGCTGTGAATGCAGTAGGGTTAGCTGAGCCATCGTCGTTACGAACAGTGTATGCAACTGATAACGTACCAGCAGAAGCAGCGGTAGCCGTAAAGCTTAATACAGCATCTATAGGACCTATGTTTGCAAGTGTGCCAACGTTGGCAGCGGTAACGACAAGTGTGTTAAAACCCGCAGCGGTTGATAATGTACCAACTATAACGCCGCCAATAGTAACGTTAGGGGTACCTGCGGCACCTGTGGTCATCAAAGACTGTACAGCATGAATCAAAGCCCCTGCAGGAAGCATAACTGTAACAGCGGAACCAGCAACAAGTGTAACGTTCTGAGTAACCAGCGTAGCGCCCATATTACGCACTGTACCTGGTGTAGTGCCTGTAGTGTTTTTTACTGTACCCAATAACCATGGGCCTAAATGAGATGCGAATGACATAATAGATTCCTTCATACAAAGTAAAGCTCAATAGTCTTGTATGCGTCTGCCGGGACAGTCTAAGGAGCCGGATTAATATTCCCGGTTGATACAGACTTTATACTATGTTATTGTTTTAGTGTCAACTGATTAGTGGAGTATTCATGCCATATAAAGACCCCGCAGTTCGCAAGGCAAAAGCAAAGTTATACTCTAAGAAACATTATGAAGGCAACAAACCAGCTCAGATTGAACGGGTAAGGCTAGGTAAGATAAAGAAACGCGTCCAGTGGGAAGCCTATAAATCTACGCTTGCGTGTGCCAACTGTGGTGAGAACCATCCATCAGCATTAGATTTTCATCACGTGGTACCAGACCCTGCCAATAGAAAGATAAGTGAATTAATACAGAACGGAGCTTATAAACTAGCCCGTGAAGAGATAGAAGCCAAATGCATAGTGCTATGCGCTAACTGTCACCGCAAACATCACCACGAAGAACGGCAATTAAAAGCAGGGCAAGTTGCAGAAAGGTAGGCGTAGATTTAGTAGTTGTTACATGTAACGCAGAAAGCCGAAAAACTCGTTACTTACTACATCCTCTAGTGTCGGCTTAACCGCCTAAGGTATATATACAAAGTATATACTATTTGTTCATTACGTACATTGTAACTTCAAAGCCAAAACGCATTTCTGTAGCTGCTGGAGATGTCCACATGATTATATTCCTTTAAAATTTGTACACGTCAGTGTGTACGTGTTCACATTCTGCTCTTTTCTATACACATCACAATACGGAAAACCATTAAAAAAGGCCCACCGAAGTGAGCCTCTTATCTTACCTAGTGTTTATTAAGCACCAGCTGAACCGTACATACCTAATGGGTCAGACCAACCGAATGAATAACGCTCACGTGATTTGTAGCGAACGTTACCTGTATCGAAGTCACCATCCATTGAGTTTTGCAATGGGGTACGAACAAAGTGTTTCATACCGTTTGGCACGTCAGTAGTTAAGAACCATGCATTTGTGTCAGTCAAGAAGTGATTGATTGTGTAACCTTCAGCTACAGAACCGTTGTTCTTGATTGCGTTGATGTCATTGTCGTTAGTACCAACACGAAGTTCAGTTTCCAACAAGCGAGTTGCAACGAATTGCAATGCTGGTGGAACAACCAATTTCTTCGGTTTAGCTGCAATCAATAGACCACGCTCATCGCTATTACGTAGCAGGGCAAGTTGCAGAAAGGTAGGCGTAGATTTAGTAGTTGTTACATGTAACGCAGAAAGCCGAAAAACTCGTTACTTACTACATCCTCTAGTGTCGGCTTAACCGCCTAAGGTATATA